TCAGCTCCATTGAGTTTAGCTTTACCAATGAGTTTAGCTTTAGTTAGTTTAGCTCCAATGAGTTTAGTTCTTCTGAGATCAGCTTGAGTGAGATCAGCTTCAGTGAGATCAGCTCTTGTGAGATCAGCTTTATAGAAATAACCTTTAGTGACATTAGCTTCAGTGAGATCAGCTCCAATGAGTTTAGCTCCACTTAGAAAAGCTTCAGTGAGATTAGCTCCTGCGAGATTAGCTCTAGTAAAATTAGCTGAACTGAGAATAGCTTTAGTAAAGTTAGATTTAGTGAGATTAACTCCAGTGAAATCAGATTTATGGAGATAAGCTTTCTCGAACTTAGCATCATAGAGATCAGCTGCTCTAGTAAAATCAGCACTAGTTAGCTGAGCTCCAGTGAGATCAGCATCAGTTAGAATAGCTCCATTTACAATAGTTTGATAGAGATGAGCTTTAGTGAGATTAGCTCCAGTGAGATTAGCTCTAGTAAAATCAGCTTCAGAGAGAGTAGCATCAGTGAGATCAGCTCCACTGAGATCAGCTCCAGTGAAATCAGTTCTATGGAAATGAGCTTTAGTGAGATTAGCTCCAGTCAAATTAGCTCCTCTGAGAATAGCTTCATTGAAATTGGTTTTAACGAGACTAGCTTTACTAAGATTAGATTTCTCGAAATTAAAATGTCTGAGATCTAATCCATCTAAATTTATTTGTTTTAAATATATATCATCAACACGTAAAAATACCTTTCTTATGTTTAAATCCGAATTATCTGACTTATATTTATTAATGTAGTGGTATGCATTATTATTTGCTTTGATATCTAAAAATGTATTTCTATCTATTTTTATATATAGATCTGTCTCTATTTCTTGACACTCAACAAGTGCATCTCTTACACCATCTATGTTATTATAAAGCATTTTACCATTTTCCTCAGGAGAATTATGTTTGATTATTTCACACAATATTTCCTTAGGTAAAAATTTGAAATAAGTAGAATTTGGGTCTGCAATTAATGCGTTATTTACCTCTTCTTCCTCTTCCTGTATGTACTGTCCGTCTGTAAAATTATATTCTGCTTCTTCTTCCGAAGAATCATCTTCTTCCTCTTCCTGTATGTACTCTCCGTCTGTAAAATTATATTCTTCTTCTTCCGAAGAATCATCTTTAAAATCCGAGTCATTTCCAAATAATGAGTTAATTTGTTGTATATTCATTTATAATTAGTAACATTTTTGTTTTTAAAAAAATTCTCAAGGACACAAAACTAAATCCACTGATGTCGATACAGTTACTCTTAAAAGATTCTAATAATGAAGAAACAACGATATATGGTGTTAAAAAAATTGTATCTTATGATATTATTCCAATTTTATGTTATAATTAATAATATTTTAAAAATATTATTAATGTATATATTTTATAGATAAAAATATCCATCTAGAAAATAGCGTCTTCATCAAGATAAATATTTTCACCTTTAATGTCGTCTAGAATAGCTCCAGTGAGAATAGCATCAGTGAAATAAGCATCAGTGAGAACAGCTCCAGTGAGATCAGCTCTTTTGAGATCAGCTCCAGTGAGATCAGCTTCACTGAGATCAGCTCCAATGAGATCAGCTCCAATGAGTTTAGCTTCAGTGAGAACAGCTTCAGTGAGAACAGCTCCAGTGAGATCAGCTCTTTTGAGATCAGCTCCAGTGAGATCAGCTTCACTGAGATCAGCTCCAATGAGTTTAGCTCCACTGAGATCAGCTTTAGTGAAAATAGCTTCACTGAGATCAGCTTTAGTGAGATCAGCTCCACTGAGATCAGCTTTAGTGAAATTAGCTTTACATCTGAGATCAGATCCAGTGACACGAGCTCCACTGAGATGAGCTCCAGTGAGATCAGCTTCAGTGAGATCAACATTTCTGAGATCAGCTCCTTTGAGATGAGCTCCAATGAGTTTAGCTCCTTTGAGATGAGCTTCAGTGAGATCAGTTCTATCGAGATAAGCTTCAGTGAGATCAGCTTTATAAAGATGAGCATTAGTGAGATTAGCTCCAGTGAGATCAGCTCTTTTGAGAATAGCTTCAGTCAACATATTATCAACGAGATTAACTCCTCTGAGACCAGCTGCAGTGAGAATAGCTTTCTCGAAATTGGCTTCATTGAGATCAGCTCCCTCAAAATCAACTGCAGTGAGATCAGCTTCAGTGAAATCAGCATCATAGAGATTAGCTCCAGTGAGATCAGCTCCACTGAGATAAGCTTCAGTGAGATCAGCTTCAGTGAGATCAGCTCCACTGAGATAACCTTCAGTGAGATTAACTCCGCTGAGATTAGTTTTAACGAGACTAGCTTTACTAAGATTAGATTTCTCGAAATTAAAATGTCTGAGATCTAATCCATCTAAATTTATTTGTTTTAAATTCATATCACCGACACGTAAAAATACCTTTCTTATGTTTAAATCCGAATTATCTGACTTATATTTATTAATGTAGTGGTATGCATTATTATTTGCTTTGATATCTAAAAATGTATTTTTATCTATTTTTATATGTAGATCTGTCTCTACTTCATTACAATAAACAAGTGCATCTCTTACACCATCTATGTTATTATAAAGCATTTTACCATTGTCCTCAGGAGAATTATGTTTGATTATTTCGCATAATATTTCCTTAGGTAAAAATTTGAAATAAGTAGAATTTGGGTCTATAATTAATGGATTTTTTTCCTGTTCTTCCTCTTCAAATTCTTCTTCCTCTTCATGTATGTACTCTCCGTCTGTAAAATTATATTCTAATGAGTTAATTTGTTGTGTATTCATTTATAATTAGTAACATTTTTGTTTTACAAAATATTCTAAAAGACACAAAACTAAATCCACTGATGTCGATACAGTTACTCTTAAAAGATCTTTCTTTTGATTATATTATTAAATATACGATATAAAATTTTTTGTTAACTAATTAAAAAAATCATTATAATAATTATTTAACATGATACTTAGATCATCTATATTACAACGATTAGATTCTTCCTGAAAAATATTTGAAAAAATCATAGCTAATCTTTCATGATTTCTCTGACATAAAACTAAATCTGTTTTATTCCAATTACAATTTATTATATTCTCTTTCAATTCTTCATCTTCTGATGGTGATAGTTTTTCATTTCCAACAAAAGAGTCTTTTTTAACCAAAAGAGAATAAAGTAAACATCCAATTTGCCATACATCTATCTTATATTTGTCTTCGTAAACGTTTTTAAACATTTCTGGAGGATTTATAAGAACAGTGCCAAATTCCATAGTAAAGTCGTTATCTGGATGATATGAACAATCCCAATCTATTAAATTTACGTTTTCTTTGTCCCATGAAACAATTACATTTTCCAATTTTATGTCTCTATGAATTATATCATTCATATGACAATTTTTTACTATATCTATAACTTTTAGAGAAATTTCTATTGCATCTTTATTTCCTAAACATTTATGAAGTTCATATAAATTTATAGAGTCATCAATATATGTAGTATCTATAAATATTGGATCATTTAGACTATTACGAATTACTTTTGGAACACCTTCAATATTTTCTATTTTTGAATAAATATTTAATTCTCTTTCACAAATTCTTCTTCTTCTTTTTTCATCACCTTTGAAATAGTATTTTCTTACAAATTTACCATCATCTTTTGAAGCATATAAAAAAACTTTTCCATTTGCACCTTGACCTAATTTTTTTATTTTTCTAGGTTTTTTTCTATATTCCTCTATAGTTGGAAAATTAATATTTTTAATTGCTGCTTTCATAATATTACTTATATTATATATATCTTTTAATGTGATTTTCATTTTATTTATTATTAATAATGATATAAAGGATTAAAAAATTGAATATAAATGTCTGAAACAAATAATACAAAAGAAACATTTCTTACTTCTAGATTAGACCGTGAACTAACACCTCAAGAATTTAGAAAACAAATGGTTGAAAATGCAGGTGTACCACCTCTTACAAACGACGAAACATTAAAAGCTATGAATGATTTATGTGTAGGAAATCCAGTACCTGATTATCCTGGAGTAGATAGACTATATGCCGATCCTCCTATTCCAGGACAGAGATTTGGACTTTTTAGTTTTATTCCAGCTAAAGGAGCTACACCAGATGCAGATGGAATTTATGGTATGGCAAAAATTAGAGGATGTTATGATAATCCAATGGAAATTGAACAACGTGAAGAGTTTATCATTAGAAACGTTGATTCCTACCATAAGATTCAACGTCCTTATGTAGGACGACCTTTCCCTATTACGATAGATTCTAGATTTTCTGCAGAAAAGAAAGAGATTGATATTAGAAAAAAGACTACTGAAATTATTTCAGGAGATATAAAAACTCAAAAAAGAGATGAACAATCTGAGATTAGAGATATTGAAGAAAGAGCTGAAAGACTCAAGGAAGATACTTCTAAAGATTTAGATGATGTAGAACCAATGGAATTGTATACTACGCTTAAGGTAAAACTTGCTCAATTAACATGGACGTATCAAGAGCATCAAAAGAAGATTCAAGAGGTCAAAGATATTATCATTAAAACAAGAAAGGAAATTAAGGAATTAGATGATGAATCTGATGAATACGCCAAAAATGTTTATGAAAAGTATATGAAAGCTCGTGAAGATTCTGGTATTCCTAGAGAAGATAACTCTTTTATTAGTTATCTTTGTAAGGATATTAAACTTGATTTTGACGAAGAAGTTCAACAAGAAGAAGCACAAGAAGAAGAACAACAAGAAGTTCAACAAGAACATAAACAAGAAACAGGAAGTGATTCTAGTAGTGATGAAAATGTAACATTAACTCCTGTTATTCCAAAATTTAGTGAAGATGATGAAGAATAAATAGATTTATAATTGAAAACAATTATAAATCAAATGATGGAAGAAATTGATCCGAATAGGGAAATGGTGATAATTACTAATTTAGACACGTATCCTGTAGATAATATAGAAATAATAGAAGGATATATACCTAGAACAGAACTAGAAGATTTAGAAACAAATTTAGAAGTGTTATGTTATAATATACAACTTCAATTTATATCGTTATTATTAAAATTAATTTTCATTAGTTTGTCTTTAATATTACCTACATATTTAATATTACAAATATATAAAATATTAGATTCTGAATAAAAATTAATAAAATAGCTACTAAAAATAAATAAATGTCTTTATTAAAAAATCCCCCTAATAGAAAATTGATAGGACATAGGGGATGTAAAGTAAGGGAGAATACTCTTACTGCTTTTGATAACGCTATTCAAAATGGATTAAATTGGATAGAAATAGATATAAGACTTAATAAAAATAGAAACTGGATATTAATGCATGATGATAATATTTTAAGAACGAATGGAAAAGATATATATGTAAAAGATTTAACAAATAGAGATATTCAAGATAATAATCAAACATCTTTTACACAAATAAATAATTTGAGAGAAACATTAAATTATTTTTTCATTAAAAAAGTTAACTGTATTATAGAGATTAAAGAAGAGTATAAAAATTTATGCGATTTAGATATTAAAAAACTTTATCTTATTGTTAATGGATGTTGTAAAAGAAAAATAGAGGTAATTTTTACAAGTTATCATATTGATGTATTAAAAATGATAAACAATTTTCAAAAAAATTTTAATATAAGATATGATATTGGATATAATATAGATAAATTTGAGAAAAATATATTAAACGATATGAAAAGAGTAGGAAAATTTTATTGTTTAAATTGTTACAGTAAAGAGATAAAAACAGAAGATATAGTTTACATCAAAGAAAATTCAAACTACAAGATAGGTATATTTACAATTAATACTCAAGATGAAATAGATAAATTTTTAGATTTGAAAGTCGATTATATATTTACTGACTGTCCAGAACTTAACTGATTAGAATAAAATCTTTATATTTATTTTATTAATATAAAGATTTAATAATATTGTAGATGTAAAAATTACTTTTTAGTAGATTTCTTTTTATTAGATTTAGGAACAGGTTGATCTAATTCTTTCTTAAGATCAACTAGTAATTTATCGTAAGCTGTTTCAAATTGTTTCAAGTCTTTTAGCCAAAGTTTTCGTTCTGAAGTTTTCTCTAAATCTTTAATCATAGCTTCTAATTTTTCTATTTCTTTTTGTATTTCTTGGAGTTTGTTTTTAGTGAATGATCTCATATGAAGACGTAAAAGATATTCATAACCTTTTTCATCGTTATTAGTAGTTGATATTTTTGTATAACCTAATTTTTCCATATCGGAGATAACTTCAGATTCCTCCTTTTGAAATATCTCTAATTTTTTAGTAATAATGTCGTTAATGAATCTCTTTTTATTCATGTTTATATCTAACTCTTTCTTCCAAGTTTTTAACAAGTATTGTTTTCTCTTTACCATATATTCATATTTAGTTCTACAAAACTGATCAATGATCTCTTCTGTTGATCTAAACTTTTGAAGTTTATTATTTTGATTGAATAAAACCATATTAGTAGCATTTATTGGCTTTGATAGTTTAAGAGTACTTTCATTTAATTTTATTCCGCCAGGTATTTCATCTATTTCAAAATAAATTTCTGAAACAGTATAATTGATTCTAAAAGTTTTAATTTTCTTATCTGCTTTGAGAGATTGTAAAAACGATTCAAAATCTTCTGTCCATAAACCGATAGGTAATTCTTTTACAATAACTGTTTTATCAGATAATCTTTCTAATACACCGTAACTAACAAACTTATTATCTTCCTTTTTAGTAATTTCTCCCTTAAAACCTCTGTACCATGGAACAAGATTTGGAAAAATACTATTACCTTCGTCATTAGCAGCGCAACCATCATTATTAAGCCATAATTTTACGCATTCAATAAGATCTTTAGGATTATAACTAGGTATAGTAGAAGACCATCCTGTACCGATAGCTCCTTTACAAGGGTTAGCCAGAACAAATGGAATACAAGGTACGTAAAATTCAGGTTCAACCATTTCTCCGTCGTCAATTCTTCTAGTTAGTAAAGCATCGTCTTTATCTGAAAATAGAAATTGAGAAATAGATTCTAAATGAGTTTCTACGTAACGAGCAGAAGCTGAATCTTTACCTCCTTGAATTCTACTACCCATTTCACCGGATCTTGCTAATAGAGGAATGTTGTTACCGCCTGTATAACAAGAAGCCATTGATTTAATAGTATCTTGAAGACTTACTTCGCCATGATGGTATTTTGTCTGTTCTGTAATATATCCTGCAAGAGAAGCGACTTTTACATCCGATTTTAAATTTCTTTTACGACAACCATAAAAAACTTTTCTTTGAGTTTGTTTGAATCCGTCCATTAAAGAAGGGATATTTCTTTCACAATCTGCAAGACTAAATTGGATCATGTAATGATTTAAAAAATCAGAGATATTTAGATCTGAAATACCTTTACCGTTATCAAATTGTTTATAACCAAAAGGATCATATGTAGCTAGCCATTTTTTTCTTAGATCAGAAAGACCTTTATCTCCATGGAATACCTTGCACATATTAGAGTCTGAAGAGTTATCTTCTTTAAATTTAATTATTTTTTGACCAAAGGTTTCTTTTACTTCTGTTCTTCCAGAAGTACCTAAACCTTTGTAATATTTAGCTTTATATTTATTTTCATTTTCTCTCATAAACTCGTTATATTCTCTTTCATCAAAAAATACTCTATCTAGTTTATTAATTTTAGCGATAGGTGTACCCATATGAACAATATAAGGTTCTGGACGTTTTAAAAGAGAAGGGAATAAAGTATGAATCCAATTAAGTATGAGACCAAGAATATGCAATCCATCAACATCTGCATCTGTTAAAGTCATGATAGTACCATATTTTAAAGTCTTATACTCTTTATCATTAGTATAATCTACACCATATCTTAGACCTAAGATGTTATTTAAATCATTCAATACTTTATTTTCACTAAGTTGTTTAGGAGTAGCTTTTCTTGCGTTTAAAATCTTACCACGTAAAGGAAAGATACCAAAATGGTCTCTCCCCTTTCTACCTAAAGCTCCTGTAGATACGCCTGTTGTTGCGTATGTAGCTGCAGAATCACCTTCTGTAAGAATAAGAATACTATCAGGGCCTTCTTTATTAGCAGAAGACAGTTTATCAACTTTTACAAAACCTTTCTTTCTTGGAGTAGATTTTCTAAGATTAGCTCTTTCTTTTGAAATAATTATGTCTTCAATCATTTCACTAGTACCCCATTTTAAAATTTGATTAATTTTTGTTGTAGGAAATATAGCTTTTACTTCGGGGGCTTCCAACTTGCATTTTGACTGACTTTCAAACTGAGGATTTGGTACAGAAACAGATACAAATAAGTAAAAGAAACTTTTTACATCTTTTATGTTAATATGAGGTCTTGTTGCTACAGTTTTACCTCCTTTTGTTGAAGTATTCTTTTTATTTATTCTTTCAACAATAGGTCTAAAAATAGCTTCTGCCCAAGCGTCTACGTGAACACCATTATCTGAAGTATAAGCACCATTAACAAATGAAATAGAGTTATGTTCTCCGTTATAGTTGGGTAACAATACGACTTCATGTTTTTTTGTTTTGATATATATTTTTTCATTTTTTGATGAAGAAGAGCTGCTTGTAACAGATTCTGTATCAGAGTTCCACTCATCGTCATAAGGAGTATAAAGTCGTGAATACTCTAAAAGATTTTTTACGGGAATCTTTTCGTCGTTAATATATACAGAAACACCTGTAGTCATAGCAACGTCTATGACGTATTTATACAAGAGACTGATTATGTCTTTATTATATTTTTTCATACCAAACTTTTCAAAATCAGGTGTCCAACTAATTTTTGTGTATCCATTTTTTAATTTAGACTCTGTTATTACGGGATCTTGTCTGTCTCTCATATTATTGGACCATTTTTGAACTATTTTTTTACCAGAAATAGGATCTACGCCTGAAACTTCAAAATTTTTAGAAAAAACGTTTAAAAGTTTTACACCGTAACCGTTTCTTCCAATACCTTCCCTCTCTTCCTTGTCGTCGTAGTTTTCACCTGTTCTAAACATCCCAAAAATCATTGTGTGAACGTAAATACCATCTTCAGTTTTTTCAATAGGAATAGATCTTCCATCGTTCCAAATACTTGTTTCACCTGTTTCTTCATTTAGATTTACTTTGATTTTTGTACAAGGAGTATCTTCTTTTAAACTCCTATACACGTTATCTGCAGCGTTTGATAAACCTTCCATAAAAGTTTTTGCAAAAGCTTCTGAAACAGAAACTATCTCCTTGTTTATCTGCCATGTACCGCTAGATGTTTTTGAAGCGACATATTTTTGGAATTGTTTTCTCTTTAAAAATCCAACATACATGTCAGAACGATCAATAATATGATCAATTTCGTTTTTAGACTTAAACTTTGCAACTCTTTGAGAGACGTTATTAGACTTTTTTGAAGTTTTTGAAGACATTTGGATAATTTGTTGATAATATTGTATCAAATCATAAATAATTATTCATAAAAATCATTTTAAATTTTATCATTATACATAAAGTAGTAATGGCGATAAATATTCCTGAATTTATAACAAAAATAATAATGCTTATGTGTACCTATTATTTAACATTAGAGTATGTATTCGCTTGCGAAGTTAAAACTTGGATAGGAGGTATTACTATACTTATTTGTGTTATTTTAATAACTGTGTTATATATGATTTTTAGAGCAAATAAGATAAAAAAATGCTTTTCTTGTGGAAAAATATCTTGATATTTTATATAGTTATTATATTATTTTTACAATATAATAACTCTTACTTTTGATTATTTTGATTAGATCTTTGTTCCATGTTTTTTAAAATTTTATTGAAATTTTCATTTTCTATATTTATTTTATCTTCATTGATTTTTTCATACTCTATTTTACTTTTTTCTATCTCGTGAGATAATCTATTTACACTTAACTGATGTTCATATTCTATTTTCATTATATCTTCCTTATATTTTAATTTTTTTTGAGCCTCTTGTTCCATTTCTTCAATACTCATATTGGAGTATTTTATAAGGTCTTCATATTGATGTTTAGGTATAATAGTGTACTGTAATTCGTTTAATATATTTTCAAGATCATCATAATTGTCAGAATTTAAATCTAAAGATTTTAACATTCTTGATTTATATTTATCTAGACTAAAACTCAATAACTCTTCCAAATTTAATTTACTAGAACTCATTTTTTTTGTTAAAATTTATTTTTTAACTTTATTTACAATAGATAAATTATATGAATTAACAAGAATCCATTTATCAGAAATGAAAGGAACTTTGTTATTAAAATTATCTGAAACTTTTTTAAGATTTATGTTTACATAATCTCTTAATGATTTTATATTTTTTAAAGTTTCATTTACCTTTTCTAATTTTACTTTAGGATGAACATTAATCCTAAAATCTCTAGATGAATTTGATAAATAATTATATAAACCAATTACAATATCAGTAGAACTATTACAAAACAGATCTAAAATCTGTCTTATCTCTGTATTTTTTTCCATTTTTTTGTAAGCTTTTTTTATTTTTTGATTCCAAGTTTTTTCATCTATATCATTGTTTAAAAAATCAATTCTAAACTTTTCAAAATCCTCCTCTTGAATACCTAATGGATATCTTCGAAGTTCTATATCGCTTATATGATTAATAGATAGCATCAAATCATGATATTCATCTACAATTTTTTTATCTGCACCTAAATTATTTAATTTTTCAGATATTCTCCATGATCTAGGCATAGTATTTATACATTCAGGATGTTCTCTATTACTTCTCATATTTTCTCTTTCCCATTGCGCTTGATGAGGATTATGAAAAAATTTACTATCTATTCTCTCCAAAGTTCTCCAACAAAATCTACCATGACATTGAGTACACCACATCTGATTACATCCCTCAATACGAAATATAAAAGTATTACAATCCGGACAAAGTTTAGAATCCTTTTTTATCAACTCAACTGACAATACATCTTCTTTTTTACACTCATGATACTCTTCTTTTTTGACAAAACATTTAGAACAAACTACAGTTTCACATAAGCCGCATTTTTTGTTTTTTGTTTTTACAAAACCTTTGCACTTATCTTCAGGACATTTACATAAAACATTATCTTTTTTTGTATTATAATCTTTTGATTTTAATGTTAAAATACTATCATTAAGTCCAGAAATAATAGCCCTTTGATTCTCTATTTGTAGTTTTAATATATCATAATCATATCTTAGTGTTTTTATGTCGTTTTTTAATTTTTTTTTCTCTTTTATATCATATGTATTTTTTTTCAATGATAATTTATATTTTATCTCGTTCCATTTTAATTTTTTTTTCTTATTAGTAGATACTTGAATTTTTCTTTGTTCTGATAAATTTTTTTTTATATCTTTTATTTTATTATGAAGTTCTACTTTATCTTGTGTATCAGGCAATAGCGTCTTTTGAACATCTAGAAAACATTTACTCTTATGATCTCTGTAAACCTTATTATGAAAAGATTTAGGCATACTATCACATAAGAAGTTATTAGACCATTCTTTTGAACAAAACATACACTTAGGTATATGAGAATTTAGTTGTAATAAATAATTTTTCACGCAACTTATACAACATTCTTCACTACAATACGAACACGATATAGTCTTTTTATTTTTTATATCATAAGCACATATCTGACATATCTTGTCATCATTTTCTTCTGTCATAATAAATTATAGGATAGTTTATACGATATATTCTCTTACTTTATGATTTGAAAGATTTTTTTCTTTAAAATCATTTTATTTAACTTAGTTCATGTTTATTTTCTCGCATATTATAGGTTTAGTATCTTTTATAGGATCTACATCAACTCCGCAATCCTTAGCCATTTTAATAAGTTCAGCTTTTAAGGTTTTGTTGCATTTACTTTTAGTTACCTTACCACACGGAGCTTTTACAACATTTTTCTTTGGTGGTGGGATAACTATTATTTCATCTTCAGAATCAATATCATCTTCATTAAAGACCGCTTCATCTACAAGATTAATATTGTTTATTTTCTCACATATTATAGGTTTAGTATCTGTATTTAGTACATCAACACCACAATCCTTAGCCATTCTAATAAGTTTAGCTTTTAAAGTTGATTTACACTTGCTTTTGGTTATCTTGTCACATGGTGCTTTTACAACATTTTTCTTTGGTGGTGGGATAACTAATATTTCATCTTCAGAATCAATATCGTCTTCTTTAAAGACTGCTTCATCTACAAGATCAATATTATTTATTTTCTCACAAATTTTAGGTTTAGTATCTGTATCTAGTACATCAACACCACAATCCTTAGCCATTCTAATAAGTTTAGCTTTTAAAGTTGATTTACACTTGCTTTTAGTTATCTTGTCACATGGTGCTTTTACAACATTTTTCTTTGGTGGTGGAATAACTATTGTTTCATCTTCAGAATCAATATCATGTTCATTAAAGACTGCTTCATCTACAACAGGAGAAATATTATACTTCTTATTTATCTTTTCACAAATTTTATCTTTAGTATCAGTTTTGAGTATATCAACACCGCATTCTTTAGCTAATTCAACAAGTTTAGCTTTTAAAGTTGATTTACACTTCTTTTTAGTTATCTCACCGCATTCAATTTTTCTTGGAATAATTGAAGGTAAATTATCTGTTTTATTATTTAATATACTAAGAAGTTTTTTATCAAAATATTTTTCACTACATTCTCCGTTATCTTTATTTTTATCAACCCAATTTTCATAATCTTCAAACTCTTTTTTCATCCATAATGGTACTTGATACATAGATTTAGGGTTTGATGATACATTTATGACTTGTTTAAAACCAAAAATACGATCTAAAATAGGTTTACCTAGATTATTAAAATTCCACAATTTTTTAACTCTCATATTATCAGTTTTTTCCATTTTAATATATTTTAAACCTCCACAAGAAGTACTTGGAGATGATAACCATTTAGCTCTTGTTACTTTACCTAATTCTTCTAAAAGATTACGTTTCCAAGGAGCTGTTTGATAGTGTATATTTTTATTATTACAACATGATATTATATCTGTTAGACTTTGATCTCCTGTTATAAGGACATCTTCGTCTGATTCCATAAATAATGCTTTCATTTTTTCATGATTTACTGGTAATATATCTCCTCTTATTGTAATAGTTGTAGCATTTTCAGAAAAAGAGTCTTTATGTTTTATACGTTTTATCTGATTTTTTGTTTTATAAGCAATCTCTATAACATTTTCATAATCAGTCTTTAAATTTTCTAGAACATATCTGATATTATCGTTTAATGAGTTTATATACCTAGGAACTACAATATCTAAATTTTTGTAACCATTATCATAATATTTTTTACTCATAGCAGTTAAAAAGTTTTCGAAACATCTTGTTGTATAGGAAGATACAGAATAATCAAGTTTATTAACGTCAACATGTTCAGATAAATCTGCTATATAAGCTACTAAATAAGGATTTTTTAATTGATTATCTAGTTCATCATAAATTTTTTGTGATATTTTTTGAGTGTCAGTAATAAGCAAACCTGCTCTATTTTTTCCTATTCCTAAATCTATAAAATTAAACTTCTTTTTTACATGTTCATTATATTCAATACTTGAATTATACTCAGTAATAAATACACTATTGTTTTCATTAAAATTTGTAAAGTTATCATTAAGAATTTCTTCAATTTCACTAAATGAACTATATACCATAGGAGTTATTATGAATTTTGTATATTGAGGATATCCATCGCTATTTTTTTCAAACATTTTTACCATATCTTTTTTATCAGCTCCTATAGTATTGATATGTTTTTTATATGTTTCTTTACTTAAACATACAATATGAACAGATTCAGTAGGATACCATTTAATCATATAGTTAAAAAATATTTGAGCGTTTATAATGTCTCCAAAACCACCCAATTCTTTATTTATAATAGCTACAGTCATTGTTTATTATAATTACAATAAATTTTTATAAAAAAATAAATATGGAAATATATTATTTAATTTGTTATAATTTATTAAATTATCAAAATTTCCTATATATTCTATTTTATCACGTATATCATCACTATAATACCATACATTATCTTTTTCAAATACACATGTATAATGTCCGTGATTATCTGTACCTGTAAAATACACTATTCCATAAAGTTTAAATGTTTTACCATTTCTTAATGTAAATATTTCAGAAGGAGTTATATTATATTTTTCTTCTGACAAATTTTGAAAAACTATACCTTTTTTAGCTTTTAATATTTTTGAGGTTTGTACTCTATGAGTATAATCTAACATATCTTGTGTTCTATCTTCTTCATTTTGAGGTAATTCAATTTCAAAAGGATGATCAATTATAAAATTATATTTATTCATATCTACTAATCCATTTTCATTATCATCTAATTTTAAATCTACTATTAAACTATTTTTTTCTATTTTTGTTGAAATTTTTTTTATATCATTATTAATGATTGTAGCCTTAGGCATATTTCTTATGTAGTAAGATGATTTTTTTATTTTTACTGACTCTTTAAAATTTTTACTTGTTACTTCTAATAAAAAACGTAAAAATTCTTGAGAATCTTGTTGATTAAATTCTCCAAAATTATTTTTAAAATTATATATTTCGTTACACTCTTTGAATAATTTTCTTAATTTTTCTACGTTATATGACGATTTTTTATCGGCATTAATAAAATTTATTATATTATTTATTTCTTTCTGTATATTTTTATGATTTTCTTTACATTCTAATGATTTATTACTGGATATTATTTCATCAAATATTTCATTGTCTGAATTTCCTAATATAATCATTAAAACACTATCCATGTAACAACTATTATTTATATTTTCAAGAAAATTCTTCATTATAATTTATTAATTTATTAAATAAATTATAATAATTTATTTTTTATATTAATGGTAGTGATATCATCTAACATTTTTATAGATTCATCTAAAATTTTTTGTTTTCTATCTATAATATTATACAATTTAATATCTCCAGATTCACTTTTTTCTATTATATCATCTTCAGAAATATCATGTTCTATAAGAGCTAAAAGATATATATCAACATGTCTTTCTTCAGGGGGTAAATCTATATGTGATTTAAATCTAACAGCTCTACCTTTTATCTGCTCTATATATGAAGGACTCCAAGCCGGATCAAGTACTGCTACAACTCTTGTATTTTTAAGGTCTATTCCTTCTACAGCTGCTTGAGTTATAATTATACAACTTAAACTACCATTATTGTAATTTTTTACTATTCTTCTTCTATCAGGGCAAGTTGTATTGCCATTTATAATACCAATATTTAATATACCATTATCTGTCAACATTTCTTCTAATATTTCAGTTCCATAATCTAACCAATTTGAATATATAATACTTTGTTTATCTCTTATTTTTTCTACTATGGAATTTATTTTTGTTGAATAGTATTTATAACCTAGATCTGAATCTATTTTATTAACTGCTCTTCTATATCCATTCCAAAAAACTTTAGGATTTTTAAACTCTTTACTAATAGCATTAATGGCATTCATGTATTCAGCTGTATATTTAGGTTCCATTCTAATGTTTTCCTTATAAAATGTATAATTAGGAAAAAAATCATCAGATATACATTTTCTCTCATGAACCGCATGGTTTAATAAAAGTTTAGATATAATATTTAACTGTTCTATATCTATTTTATCTCTTGTGTCTTTATCTCTTGATTTTGAAATTTTATATTTAAAAAATGTATCTACTTTTTCTATATCTTTTATTTCTATTCCTAATCTTGCATCAACTACTTTTATTAAATCTTCATCGTGAGAATAATAGTATTTTATATATTGTAAATTTTTATCTTTATCTTCAACAGAAACTTTATTATAAATATACTCATCATATTTTTCTGCTTGTTCCATTTTTTTTAATAATGGATCGGTTCTATTAGGAGCTATTATATAGTCTTTATACAGTAAATTTATTATACTAAGATAATCAGCTGAAGTATTTATTAAAGGTGTTGCTGTTAATAGTAAAATTTTATCTGATTTTTTAGAACATCTCATTAAACTTTCAAATTTCTTACTCTTAATATTTCTTAAAACATGAACTTCGTCTATTATTAATAAAGAATTGGTACAGTCTGGACATTGACCTCCTTTATCATAAGATAAAAACTTATCAAACGATAAAAAAGTAAATCTATCATCTATTAATTTTGTTTTTTGAAATTTTTTGGCTTCTTTATGAAAATTTTTTACAAGAGAAGCCGGTGATATTACTATTACTTTATTTTCAGGGTTTTTTTCTAAATAAGATACGGCTATAGCTAAAGATGTCACTGTTTTACCACATCCAGTAGCTAAAGATACAAGTAAAGAATTAACATAATAAAAATACTCTATAATATTTTCTTGAATATCTGTAAATTCTACATCAAACTTTTCTAAAAATGTAGTATCAAACGGATCTAATCTTTTTAAAATTTTTAGAGATGTTTCTGATTGTTTCTTTTTCTGTTCTATATCTTCTTCTAATCCTGTAAGAAATGAATAATTTAATGAATATCTAGCTGTTTGTATAAGCATTTGTTTAGATGTTTCTGATATGTTATCTATCTCACTATCATCGTCATGATTACAAAATTTATTTATTATTTCTATATCACTATCCATTTATTATCTTAATAGATAATAAATCTAATTTTTTAAAATAATTTAATTGTAACAATAAGGATTGGAATTTTTACCATAAAAAACTTTTTTAAGTTTTACATCCCCTTCTTTACAATCTTGTGAACAGTTACAATAAGTTTTTTGACAGTTACAATGAGAAATATTATTATTATTACTAGTCACTAAAACTATAGCATAATCTTTCTCTATCTCAAACTTATGATTACATGTAGTAATATAATTATTGCTAATATTTGATAATTTTGAATAATCCATATTTATATATTAAAAAGAATATTTATAAGAATTTCTATAGTAATATAAAAATGAGTAATAAACGCTATATTCAGATTGAATCTACTTATCGTGATAGAAAAAGTTGGAGAAATCCTTCTGAATTTGAAATACCTTTAAATCAAAGAGTTCAAACTAGACACACCGCTTACGATGCAGTATGCGATTCTGCTCCTATTCATCAATGGAAAGTTAACGAGTTTAATGTGGGAGCTACTGATCAAAAAGTATTAAGAGGTTTAGTTGATGTTAAATTTGTAGATGGTAGTAATAATGCGAATCCAGGGCCAGGATTAACATCTGCAGGAGATCAAAAAACAATAATTATAAAATTCGTAACAGGTAATGTTCCACAAAAAATAAAAGATTATTATGTAGGAGCAGTTATGGAAGCAAACGTATATAATACTGCTACTTCAGATGGATTATTAAAAAAAGAAAGAAGAAGAATAGTATCAAGCACATACCTAGCACCTGATCAATATTCGGTTGTAGGAGGTGCTTCATCTAATACACATTATGTTCAATTTACATTAGATAGAAATTTTTCAGATGATGTTCATCATGGAGTATATACTAATAACGGTGGGGTTACACCTGGTCAAGCTACTCCTATAAGTATTATAGATCCATCTTTTAGTACTAACGGTGTAGAAAAAGTTTTTGTTCCATATGGAAGATTGGGAGAAGATTCATATAGAGATTATTATCTTTACAATGACATTGATAAAGAAAGTTATAAAATTACAAACTATGATCCAATAACACATTTATTAACTATAGATAGTATACCTACAACTACTCTTATGGGAAAAGATGTTTGTATAAGAAAATCTTTACCTTTACATACACAAGGTTTTATAAACACATATTCGATAAATTATATTGAAGATAACAGTTCATTTACAACTACGTTAAATCAAGAAGAAGATTTCTATAAAGGTCATTATATAAGATTTATAAATGGTGTTGATAGTGAAAATCTAAAAATAGTAAAATCTGAAGTTGATAGTACAACTACTCCTTATCCTACTATTAGATTTACTTTTGATAAAAATATAAGTCCATCAACAATAAATTTTGTAAGCTACTATGAAATACTTGGTTTTAGCAGAGATAACTTATCATCTTTAAACTATACGGGAAGCACAGTTTCCAATCAAGAATCAAAATGCCATGAGATAGAGTTATTAAATATGATTTTACCAAATAAAATAGTTAAAAATGGAAATGGAAGTAGATTAACATATTATCCTTATCTTTATGTTGAGTTTACAAATATTACATCACCTACGTCTAATGGAAGTAATATAATCTATTCTAACAATCCAAACTCTAAAAAATGTATTTTCAAAGCTACTATGGATGATATACCCAATCCATTGACATCACCATTTATAAAGATTGATGGTGATGGTATGCTTCAGACTATTAAATTCAAAGTAAATGATAATCTTAAATTTGTTGTTAGATTACCAAACGGAGAACCTTTGGAGTTTGATGAACAAGATACGATTACACCAGTTGAACCAGATCCTTATAGTCAAATAAGTGCATTGTTTAGTGTTAGACAGTTATAAACTAATTTTTATATTTTTAAAAATATAAAAATATTTACATATAGACTTCTGGAGTCAATATATTATCTATTACATGTAGAATACCGTTATTTAATTGAATATCTGGTGTTATAACACTAGCACAATCGTTTATGATAGTTTTATTATTAAAATTAACAATTTTTATTTTTTGAGAAGAGGAGTATGTGGATGTGTATAAAGAAGATGGAGAAGAGGATAATATACGGCTAGGAAAAAGGCCTTGTAAAGTAGAGTATTTTATAATATTTCCGGCAGATAATTTGTCTAAAGATAATAAATCTTTTTTATAATTTTCCAAAGAAGAATCTTGAGGTATGAATACTGTTTTATTGAATTGAGGATGATTAAAAAGAGAATGTAAATTAGAAATTTCTAAAAGTTTTAAAAATATAGAAAACTTATCTTTATTTTTCAAAATATAATCAAGAACAGTATTTTCATTTGCTTCAATTTTTCTCTTTCCTTGTAAATCTGGAAGATCAAACATAAAAGTTAAATTTCTTGATTGTGTATAAGGATAGCAAGAAGTCATATTTACTAATCAGTAAGAAAAAAATTACAATTCTTGCGCTACAATATTCAAATATTTATATGCCTGTAACTGAATAATAACATCTGATATATCATCTAATTTCATTTTACGAACACCTTTTTTTCTTTTTTGCGGTTGATATAAAGGTAAAAAAGTATCATCATTTCTTAATTCTAAAATTTCTTTAGCTTTTTCTACTGCCCATTTTTTCCTCTCTTTATCACCTAAAGTTTTCCATTTTTTCTTACCCTTTTTTGTATAAGAAAGAGAACGTTCTGCTCCCAAAACGTTTGTCTTATGATAAGATGGAAACTCTATTATGGTTTTAAATCTCTTGTAATTTACTGCAAAGTAAGAAAAGCAGTGTTGACCTAATTTTAGAGCCATTGAATTTATTTTTCCTCTAAAGCTCATTTGTTGTTCTATAATAAATCCGCTGCAGTTATTCCAGTAATCTATGTATTGATCTAGTAGCTCAGTCATTTCATGGCATAGATCGGAGTCATAGTATTTTTTTGGGTCTTCTAAATTTTTTGTTAGATCTGTGTTTTTTAATACTAAAATTTTACCATGTGAAAAAAGAGTATTTAGATGAGTATTAAAAGTATCTGAAGGGGTATAATTTTCATTATATCTATCCGATAATTTTAATTTTGGAATATTTGATTTTATAAAATCGTGATCAAATTCTTCTATACAAAAAGCGAAATTTTTCTTTCCTACATCAAAACTTGCAAACCAAGTTTTATTTTTTAATTTTTCGGGAGCTATAATACGTGACATAATTTAATTTTACATAATAGATTCTTAGACTTTTATATAAAATTAATGAATATGTATTTAAAGCTAAAAATTATACATTTTAAATGACTAGGAAAAAATATCAAATAAAAGTCGTTAAGGTACCTTTGCCAGAAGACAAAGTTCCTCGTGATAAGCCTCAGTATTTTGATAGTATGCCGCGATTGTATTTAGAACTCTTAGAAAATAAAGAAAAAGTTAAACCGGAACTTATCAATAAGGATTATGTTCCTACACACTCTCCTGCTCCTGATATGTATGAAGGATCTTATAGTAAAGAAAATTACAATGATGATTATAGTAGAAGATACAGTAGAAAAGATGATGATTACAGTAGAAAAGATGATGATTACAGTAGAAATGATGATAAGTATAGTAAATCTAGAGATAAGTATAGTGATATAAGTAGTATTTTTGATGAAAAATTAAATAAAAGCAGTGATACTAAATCTACACGTAGTACGTATTATAAATCTAGAAAAAGCGATACTTTGAGTATATTAAGTAGTAGAAAAAGTAATCTTACAAACTATAGTAGAGAATCATATAGAAAAGATAAGAGATCTAGAGATAATTACTCTAAATCATCTGGTTATTCAACTAATTATGATAAAAAATCTAGATATAGTAGAAAATCTTCTGGAAATAGATCAGAACTTGAAGGTAGATTAATGGATATGTTTAAAGATGATAGAAGCAGAGATAACTATTCAGAACCAACTAACAGAGATTATGATAGAGGAGATAAATATAGCAGAGAAAGAAGAGGTAGAAGAGATAAAAACTATGAAGTTGATGTAAGAGATCCATATGATAAATTACCTCCAACTTTAGAAGAATTAGAAAAACAAGGAGCTTATCAAAAGAAATATGAAATGCCAGATATTCAATATGGAATGGATGATAAAAACGATAATGAAGATATGAAAAGAGAGTTATTATTTAAATTTGGACTATTAGCAAAATCTTATCCTACAGCAAATATACCAGAGTATACAGTTCATACTGATTATCAATCATTAAAAAGTATGTATGATAACACTCTTAGAACAGTATCACTTGATTCAAGTGTAGATTCTATAAACAGTTTTTAATAGGAGGTTTTCTTATAGTTGAGTTTATACTAGGAAATATGTTTAAATTTGATATGCAAGGATTTTCTCAACAACAGATTGTACAGATGAATAAATATGAAAAGTTATTGATAGAGTTAGGAGAAAAGTCTTATGTACCGGAAGGATCTAAATGGCCTGTAGAGTTTAGATTATTGTTTACTATAATTATAAACGCAGCTATGTTTGTTCTTATGAAACAAATATCTAAAAAATCTGGAGAAAATTTGTTTGGATTATTTAACAATATGGCAAGTAAAATGGGTGTGTCTACAGGATCTGGTGGAACAACAACTAAAAAGAGAAAAATGAAAGGTCCTGATATAGATTTAGACGATATACCGGAGTTTGCTGAACTAGATGAAGAATCTTCAAAAACATAATTTTATAATTTTTTAAAAATTATAAAATCTATTCTACTACAATTCTATATTTCACGATATCATCCAGATCATGAATTTCAACTATATCTCCTATATCATATGAATAAAATTTCGATACAGGATCGTTTTTTAGTAAATGAGGAAATTGTATTCCATATTTTGTTTTAAAATCTTCGGACTCCTTTTTTGATAAAACAATATGTTGCGGCACTCTTTCATGTTTTGTTATATTAAAGTATAGTTCTTTATCTACAAATAGTTCTATTTTTTTATCTTTAGAATCTACGGATGTATTTTTTGCTGAAGATGTTATATCTTCGTTATGAATTATTATACAATGAGAAGAATTTACCTTTTCCATAAAACCCAGGTATTGTCTTATATGTTGAACTTTTAGTTTTAAATCTCCCGAAAATATTATACAAATCACTTCTTCTTTATTTTTTGCGATAAGAACAAGTTCGGATATAATTCCATTTTCTATTTCAGATTTAATCTCTTTAAAAAATTCAGATAAATTATCTATAGAGATGTCCGGAAATTCATAATCTTTATCCTTTTCTTGTATAAACTCATGAGATATACGGATATCCGTATAACCTCTTTGTTTAAGCATTTCCAGACATGTTTCGAGAACACAGTACTTCATAATAGTTGATAAAATATAATTTATAAAATTTTGAATTATAATTCATTTTATAAATTATTTTACTTGTTTGCAAAAGTTGCTTGATTTATGGGATGTGTCATAGATTTATTCATTCTACTTTTAACTTGAGGTGTATTCTTTGCTGGATCATTTACTGTTGATCTTCTATTATTTTTTAATAAAGAAGGATCAATAGATTCTAGAATATTTCTGGATTGAATACCTGTATTTAAATTTTCTATCATATCATTTTTTCGTTTTAATTCTGCTTGTAGTTTTATTATTTGTTCTGTATGTTTATTTTTCTCAACTTCTAATTGTTTTAAAAAGTCTCTTTTTAATGCTGTTATATTGCTATTACTCTTTTTATTGGATTTACTTAATTCTTCTTTTTGAGCAATTAGTTTTTGTTTTTCATTTCTTATATTTATTTTTTCATCTTCTATATTATTTTTCAATTTTTTCATATCATCTTTTAATTTTTCTATTTCTGTATTTTTTTGTGTTAAAAATTCTAGATTTTCGTTTTTTATTTCCGTAATATTCTTTTTTAATTCATTTATTTCTATTTGTTTTTGATTTTTTAAATTTTCTAATGTTCTATTTTTCATTTCTAATGCATTATTTAGTTCGTTTATTTTATTTTTTGAATTTAATAAAAGTTTTTCTGAATTTTTTTGTTGAGTTTCGCTATTTGATATTTTTTCTGATTCTAATTTTAATTTTTGAGAAAAATTTAATTTTTCATTTTCAATATCTAATTTTAAATTATGAATTTCGTTATCTTTTAAATGAATAGTATTTTGATACTCATTCTTCAACTTTACCATAACATTTTCTTTATTCTCTATCTCTGTATACAATTTTTTGAGATTATTTATTTGCATATCTTTTGCTGCCAGCTCTTCATTATGAGTTGATTTTAAAATTTTAATCTCATTTTCTTTTTCTGTTATTTGTCCTTTAATCGCCTCTATTGTACCTATTGATTTTTGTTTCACTGTTGTTATTTCTAAATTTTTATCAAAAACCATAGTATCGTAGTTTGATTTATTTTTATTTTCAATTTCAGTTATTTGATCCTGTAAAGACTTTATCTCGTTGTCCTTATTTTGTAATTTATTTTTAAAATTATGATTTAATGTTTTTATTTTTAAGAAATTTTCGTTTTCTACTTCTTTTATTTTTTCTTTTAATTCTTTGTCATATATAGTTTTTGTATGGATAACAGATTTTTCAGATGTGTTATTTATTTGTTTTAATTCGGACATATATTTATTTTTTAATTTCTCTACGATTTCATTGTTATTCTTTTTCAATTCATCCAATTCTTTTTGATGTTGAATATTAATCTCTTGAATTTTTAATTTAAAAATATTTGTTGATTCTTTTAAATTTTTCTCTCTATCTTCTATATTCTTATTATTTATATTCATTATCTCATCCGTATTCTTTAATTTTTCTTCAAGTTCTTCTATTCTGTTTTTCTGAATAATCTTTTCATTTTCTATTTTATCTATAATTTTTTGAAATTGACTAATCATTTCTTCTTCTTTCATTTTCACTAAGTCATTACTATGTCTTTTTTGATAATCAATTTCCGACTGAAGTGATTTATTATTTTCAAACATCTTTTCCAACTCTAATTTATGAGATGTTCTTAATATTTTATTTTTATTCTCACAATCAGCTTTGAAATTATAAAAAGCCTGTTCGTGTTTTTTACATTCATCTTGTACGGCTTGATCTATACTTTTTTTCAAGTTTTCTACTTCTATCTTATATAATTCTTTTTCTTTATCTAATTTTTCAGTCATTTTTCTATGCATACCAGTATATTGACGATCTTTTTGTATTATAGTGTTATTCAATTCAATTTGTGAATCCTCTTTTATAGTATTTATAATTTCATCTTTTTCGTTTTTTAACTTTTCTAAAGCTGATTTATAATCATTCATTTCATTTGTCAAATAAATAATTTTATTACTATATCTTAGCTCTAAATTTTTCTGTATGTCTTCTAACTCTTTTTTATTATTTTTTATAATATGATTCTTTTCATTATCTCTGTCTCTTATAATAGTTTCTAAAGTTTTTAATTTTGCTTCATAAGTATTCATATTATGAATAAGTTTTGTTTGAAAATCTTGTTCTATCTGTTTTAATTTTTCTGTTGATATATCTTCTCTATTTGATATTTTGCTTTTTATAGAGTTTATCTCTTGTAGATGTTCTTTTTTAATTTCATCAATCTCATTTTCTTTTAATATTAAAGTATTTTTTATACTTGTTAACTCGTCTATATATTTATCTTCTAATTTTTTATTTTCTTTTTCACATTTTTGTTTATACAAATCTAATTTTTTTCTGTAATCTTTATTTATTTCGCTTTTATTATCTTCCAACTCTTCCAACATGTTATTCTTAGTATTCTTTTCTATTCTAGATATATCTATAGAAGTTTGCTGTATTATATTATCAATTTCTCGTCTTTTTTCTATTTTATACTTTTCAAACTCTTCTACAGTATTTCTTAGTTTTCTTTTTAGTTTTTCTCTATCTCTAATTATACTATCAAGATCTTTTTTATGAGTGTCTCTTCTATTTCTAGAATCCTTTTCTATATCGCTTATGGAGTTATTATAGACACTGCTACGATGAGATCTATGGGATCTGTCTGATCTGTCTGATCTATGGGATCTATAAGAAACTTCAGATCTAGTATCGTTAGCTTCACATCTCTTTTTATGACTAGATAATCTATCTTCAGATGTGTAAGTTTTGTTACAATATCTGCATTTAAACATTATCACAGTAAATTTAAAAATATCCTAATAACTCTTTAGACTAAAAAAGGATATTTAAAAATTCCATATATATAAAATAATATATAAAATTATGCCTCCAAAACGTGTAAACTTAAAAGATATCAATACAGTTGAGATTTTTAATAAGATAAAAAATGGTGAAAAACAAAGAAAATTACAAAAAAAAGAAAATAATGATCTATTTGATAATCCTATGATTGATAACGCAAAAGAAGGAGTAAGTGAAGAACAACAAGAAAAATGGAAAAAATTAGGAGAAAATCTTCATTCTGTTGATTTTGTTAATGAAAAAGGTGATAATGTAAAAGATAAGACTTCAGATGAAATTATGAAAAGTGTAGTATATATAGTAGATAGTATTTGTAACGGCATGCATATATCTTTTTTAGAAGATAATGAGAAAAAAATACTAGCTTCTGTTTATGGAGATGAATGGTGGAAACTTGCTGGTTATGAAAAAGAAGATTTAGATGATATAGTTAACTATCCTGATACACAATATATTGAAAATTTGAAAAATTTCAATATTGATAAAAATACATCTTCGTAATTACTTTTTCATATATTATTGAGTTGTTTATAAACTGCACAAATATTCTATTAAAATTTCTATATAGAAATTTTAATTTATACAAATAATAAAATTATTAAAACTAATATATAATAAAATGACAACGTTTCTTAAAGTTAATTGTGGATCTTTCCACGCACGTTCAAATAAAATAAAAATTTCTGACAAAACTATCAACGTAGTCGACGACACAATAAATATAGATCAAAATCGTTTGTTAACTGTAAATGACGAAATTTTTAAGAGTTTAGGTGGTGTAGGGACTCTAATTCAATCAGAAGATTCAACATTAGATGTTGAAACAGGAACTTTTACTATAAATAACTCAACAATATGGAATGGTATACAGTTTAGAACAAATATTTATCAGGATGGATCTACACCTATAAATTTATTTGATGGAGATAATACGACAGTTTATAAAACTCCTACAGATTCTTCAATGTTTTCTGGATCTAATTTTTGCTGGGTTGAAATCAAAATACCAGAAGCTTTAATACCAAAAAGATTAATAATATGGCAACAATCACAAATTACAGGAGGTAGATTACCCTCAAGTATTTCTCTTGAAGTATCAGATGAATGGGGTTCTAATGAACCAGCAATTTCTCCAGATTCATTTGCTTCTCCTACATCATCAGATTCTAATTGGAATGTTTTAGAAACTTTTGATAGTGTAACATCGTCTGAAAATAATACATCTGCTGATTACCAGCCATTGCTTACAAATTATGTAGTTTATAAAGAAATAAAAACAAAAAAATCATACGAATATTATAGAATAAAAATAAATCAAAGTAGTACTATACAACCAGGCGCATTTAGTATAGCTCAAATTCAGTTAGATTTTGATGAAACTACGGAAATATCATCTTTAAAAGGATTTTCTAAAGTAATTCCTCAAGATGGAGATGTTATATCATGGAATAATTCTGAATCAAAATGGGTATCAAAAGTAGCTCAAAATATAGTAGGAGAACAAACTCCTGGAGAAAAAGGTCAAAAGGGTGAACCTGGTGATGCAAGCACATTTCCGGTGTCGTCAACAGCCCCTTCGGACGGACAAGCTTTGGTGTACAATTCAGGGAGCTCGCAGTGGCAGCCACGATCAATCGTCACTTCAGCAAGTGCAGATGCAATCCAGTTGTTGAACCAAGCAAGATATTGGGTAGTTGTAGGAGATCATGGTAATCAAGATAGAAATAATAACTATTTTCTTAATCAAGTAGGAACTGGATGGACAACTGGAGTAGATAATGATGGATATACTTGGGCAAAAGGAACATACAACCATTGTAAAGAAATTACAGATTCAAATGCATTTATTGCGAAAACTGACACAACTTTAACTTATGCATTTGTGGCTGATTTCGTCATTCCATCAACAAATACAAATTGGAGTGAAAGCTCAGAAGTAGTAGTCATGCAAGAACCACAAGATAATAGTAGAACTAATCATGCTGTTTCGTTCATTCATGGTGATATTCCTTCTCCTTATAATTATGGTCAAACAAGAGGTCATCTATTATATGATAATTTTTTGCCAGGTAATCATGATACCAATTCTGATCAGACAGATAATGCTTTGATGAGTCAAATGAGTTCTCATTTAGGTCAAAAGAATTTGTATGTAATAACAGTTGAGCCAGGCTCTACATATGAATTAAAAACCAGCTTTTACGTGAATGGCACTTTTGTTCAATCAAAAGAATCAAATGATATTTATGATACAACAACAGATACAATACAATCTATCAAAATAGGTTCAACAAAAAGTGGTACTCATCCAGGAGGAGAATCAAAATTTTATGGAATTGCGGCATGGCCAAGAAAATTATCATCCAATGAAGTGAGTCAATTAAGTATTCCATTATTACTGGATCCTAAAACAGATCTTGTGACAACTTTTCCGGTGTCGTCAACAGCACCAGCAGACGGCCAAGCTTTGGTGTACGATTTCTCTTTGAGTCAATGGAAACCCGGCACGGTCGCCACCAGTGGTGGCGGAGAATTTACACAAGAACAGGCTCTAGCGGGAGCAGGTGGCACAGCTGCTTTTACAACAAATGTTTCAAGTACTGCATTAGGTTTTTGGGATGAAGATCATTTACACGATAACAATATTCGTGATGACGAAGACGGATATGGATGGGCATCAGATAATACATCGCCAGATAATGGTACTGCATTTGATAGTAGCGGTACTGGACTAGCATGGGTATCTTATGAATTTAATACTCCTCAAATAGTCACAAAATATAGATTATGGCCACGTTACAGAAACGATTTTGAAGAAGCAATGAATTTACGAGTATGGGAATTAAGAGCTGCTACTGATAGCGCTACATATAATAGAAGTGATTCATCTACATATACTGTTTTGGATTCACAATCATTACCCGGTCCAATAGATGCATCTGGTGCTGCAAATTCTTGGAAAACTGTTTTGGCAAGTTCTGAAATATCAGAAAGTAATAGCACAGCTTCAAATAATTTACATACAGCAAATGAATATAATTTATCTTCAATTGGAGCTTATAAATATTATGAATTATACATTACAGGAAATTATGGAAATGCTTATTGTACAATTGTAGAATGGGCATTATATGGTGGTGGGTTTACAATACCATCTCAAATTGGCAACGCGGGAAAATATTTGAAAACAAACGGCACTGCGCTCGAATGGTCGGAAGTGACGGGTGGAGGTACTTCGGTGGACGCCCATACGGACACCCAAACAGGTGACGAAGATTATTTGAGTGCGTTGACCGTGGAGGGCACGAAATATAAGGTCGGCACGAGCGTTCAGCAAGTATCTTATTCGGACACCTCCAAGCTGTTATTGTCTTATCCTTTTGCAAATGCAACAACCCAATCAGAAGCTGAAACAAACTATGGTTCTATATCATCATCTGATATTTCGATAACTAAATCAGGTACATTTCAAACAGGTACCGGTTATTCATTAGTTGCAAGCTCAAACAATTATGTGACAATTACACATCAAAGTTCGAATTTTGTTACTACTAGTGATAGTTATACAATTTATTTCAGATGGAGAAAACACGGAGATTCTAGCTCAAACAATTATGCAAGAATTTTTTATGTTAAAGAAGATGATTCTAATGATTACATAAATATAAATTATGAAGAAAATACTACAGGAACTGGTGAACCTGATGGGAAATTTCGTGTAAGAATTGGTAATTCAACTGATTACGATCAAATATTTCCATTTGGCTCAACAACAAGTGATACTATTTCTAATGATGTTTGGTATCATTCATTTATTACAATATCTCAAAATTCAGCAAAATTTTATATGAATACAAATGGAGGTTCAGTACTGGATGTATTTCATATTACTTCAACTCCGCGTGTAATTGATATTAATAATTTTACATTTGGATATTATCCAAGGAATTCAAGTTATTATTTGGACGGTAATATTTCAGATTTCTATTTGTTTAATTATGTTTTACCAATCACTGAGGCGCAGCAATGGATGGAATACGTCGAGCGCGGATATGTCAACCAAGGAAATCCCGCACCCCTTAAGTACCTGGCAGACGTTTCTGATACTACTCCACTAAATGGTGATTCATTAATTTATTCTGGTTTAACAAATAATTGGATGCCTCAGAGAGCCGCAAGTCAGTTTGGGTTGCCCGCGGGAGACAACGCTAAGCTGTGGGTCGTGGCCGGAGAGAGCGTTTCGAGGATCGGAAATTACCCCATCGAGCAGGTGGGAACGGGAAGAACATTCAATTACGACGGAGACGGTCACTTGTATCTTAGTAACCCCGCTGGTGTTTATCCGGTTTATCTTAAAGTAGATAGCAGTAATGCGACTGTTCCTCCAAACGGAGCTTTTACAGTCGCAACGGTTATCGATTTTGATTCATCAACAAGTGGTTTTCGCAGTTACCTATGGGCACAGTCATCAAGTTTGGATACTGATACTCAATGGGCGTCTCCACATCTTATATATTATCATAACACTGATAGACTTGATTTGGATTATTATAGAGATACTGGTACTAGTGTACAATTTGATTTTTCTGGTAATGGTAATTTGTATGGGAAAATGATTTTAGTAATGACCCGCCAGCCTAGCAATGGCACAACTGATTGGAATGCCACAGTATCTGTATACAAAAACGGAACACAATTCGTGTCATCAAAAACTGCCACAGACACATTAAGTACACAACACCACAATTTAGACGTCAACCGTGTAATATTAACTGGTGAACCAACTCGAGATGGATTTGTTGGGAATAACAAATTCTACGCGACGGCAGTTTGGGACCGTGTTTTGACGACCGAAGAAATCAGTCAATTAACAATAGACAAACTGGTGACAAAAAGACAGACGATGCCCGTCTCGGACCTGAGCGACATAACAAACGTCTCCACCACTACACCCACAGACGGACAAGCGCTTGTGTACTCGGACAACCAGTGGGGGCCGGGTACAGCTGGCACTTCGGTGGCGGTCAACCCAACTCTCACTGGTTCAGAGGACAACCTTACATCTTTGACCATAGGGTCTACAAATTATAAGATAAGTACACCAATATCCTCGTTAGACCATGTAGTTGATGTTCCATTTTTGGGTGGTATTCCAACTAATAAGGTTTCTATTATAAGTGAAGATTTCAGTCTTAATTCAGTTACATCTAATGACGGAAATGGTCTTTCATATGCTAACGCGAGCATTTATGATAATAAACTATATAATAGTCAAATTACCAATGGAAGTTATTATGTATCCGGTAGTTGGGACGACGTTAGTCCATTACCACCATGGCACTGGCAAATCACAATGAATGAAGCGAAGACTGTGAAGTATGTCCGAATTTGGGCGTTTAGTGCTGAATATTACTACTCGGGTAAGGATTGGAAACTGTATGGGTCAAACGATGGAGGCACAACGTTAACATTACTTGGGTCTCACACAATTACAACTTACCCTACACACCCGTCATTTCCAAGTAATATAGATACACTTGCATATGGAAACGAACATTTGTCAGTTAGGCTTGGATTTGAAGACAACCATACGTCTTATACGACATACAAATTAGAAATAACGAGCTATAACACAGGAAGTGCTAGATTTGGCATCCGTGAAATTCAGTTGGGTGAACAAACGTCTCTATTTTTGTCTAATATTGAAGATGTCTCCACGACCGCTCCCACAGATGGCCAGGCGCTTGTGTACTCGGGTAACCAATGGCAGCCGGGAACAGCTGGTACTTCAGTTACAGCTAATCCTAATACAAATCCTATGATAGATCTTACAAAGATTAATATTGATGGCATAGATTATAATGTAGGAGGACCATCAACGATAAATTCAGGAGGAGGATTTACAAACTGGTCAGAAAATTCAAATGGTCATATTATACCTGCTACAAACTCTAATTATGATATTGGTTCAGCTGAAAAGAAAGTTAGACATCTTTATTTAAGTGATAATTCACTATATTTAGGAAGTAAGGATAATGATACTTTAAGTAAATCAATAAGTTTAGACATTAATAATAATTTATTATTTTCAGATGCAGTAGCAGATCCAGAAGGTAATCATACAAAATTAAATCCAAAAAGATTAATAGCATCATCCGATACAGATGCTACTGAAGGTCAATCATTAGTATGGAACAATTCATCTCAATCATGGATTCCTTCTAGTTTATACGGAGAAAAGGGCGTTAAAGGACAAAAAGGGGATCAAGGTATTGAAGGGGATGTTGGTCCTCCTGGTCCAGAAGGTCCTCAAGGAGAACAAGGACTACAAGGAAACATAGGTCCAGAAGGACCTCCTGGTCCTATAGGACCTCTTGGTGATAAAGGACAAAAAGGTGATCAAGGACAAAAAGGGGATCAAGGTATTGAAGGGGATGTTGGTCCTCCTGGTCCAGAAGGTCCTCAAGGAGAACAAGGACTACAAGGAAATATAGGTCCAGAAGGACCTCCTGGTCCTACAGGAGCTCCTGGCGATAAAGGTGAAACCGGTTTAGATGGTCTTGCAACAATATTACAAAACAGTCCATTAATATTAACAGCTTCAGGGTTAGAAAATGTAAATGGAGAAAATATTATATTATCAGGTGCTAAATATTTACATGATAATTCATTATCTAATCATGGTCAATTTTTGAATATTAAACAATATCCAACAAATTCTGGATTTTTAATAAATAGTAATAATCAACAAATAACAATACCTAGAAAAGGAGTCTATGAAATTATGATTTCATTTAGCGTAACAGATTCTACATCTAGATTCCTATCGATTTTAATATTTGTAAACGGAGTTAATACAAGTTTAACAAATGAGGGACAAAATTCAAGTAGTGTAGACGATTTAAATATTGATTTTGATCAGCATAAAACAATAGAAACTTTTGAAGCAAATGCAGGTGATATAGTAGAAATAAAATATTTATCAGCTGCTTCATGTAATATATCACCTGAATCATTCAAAATGATAATAAAACAAATAGATATACTTCCACATGAAACAGGAATTTTAAAATTTTCAGGTCTTTCTGGAAATTTTCCAATTGATAGTTCAAGCATTGATTCACCAGTAAAATTAACTAATATGATTAATGAATCACAAAATCCTTCTCAATATTTTAGCATAGATAGTACTACTAAAGATATTACATTTAATTATTCTGGAATATATGAGATAATGTTATCTTATAGTACATTACAAGATACGACAGAAAAAATATATGTAACATTAAAACTAGATGGTGTTAGTATTTATGAAGCACCCTACGAAGGTCAATATTCATCTACTACAACTACTGGCGCTTCTGATTATTATGCAAATAAAACCATAGACATAATAGATGCAACATCAGGTCAAACATTGGAAATTTTATACTCAACACAGCAAACTGTTCAAATAGATAATAGATTTTTCAAATTAATATTAAAGAAAATATCCAATAAGGAAGAGTATACAAGTAATATTTATTTAGAACAAATGTACGATGTTTCTGAATTAAATCCAACTGATGGTCAAGCTCTTGTATATAACTCTACAACAAATAAATGGGAAGCTGGTTTACAAAACGGTACTTCATCTTATATTTTTAGAGAATATTTAGGAGGTCCTCAAGGATCTCATGCGTTAACAACTGTTAATAATTCAGGTACTTATACATCATATAATGTTGGATCTTTTGATAATATACAAACTAGAACAAACTATATTAGAACAAATGAAATACCATTAAACTTATTTGATAACTCTATAGCAGCTTCTGCTGCTAATCTTTATTCAGGAGATATAGATGGAGTTACATACTCAGAAACAAATTTTGCATGGACTGAGATAAAATTAGATAGACCAAGACAATTAGAAAAGGTATACTTTTGGACTAGACATGAAACAAATGATAAATTTCCTTCCAAATTTTATTTAGATGCAAAAAATTATAGCTGGGGATTAAGTTCTTATCAAACAACAACAGGAGGCGCGTTTATACCTCCTGTAACAGATAATACATGGACTCAACTACATGAATTCTCAGGACATGGAGTAAATTCAACTAAAGATACATCTTCTGGATTACCTACATATGATAATTTTCATATTGAACAAAATATTACCGATACAAACAAATATCAATATTTTAGATTAAGAATAGTAGGAGATGGTGGTGATTCGTCTTACCCAGGATTTTTCTCAATGGGTGAGATGCAAATGATTTTCAAGGATCAAACAAACAATATAGATTCTTTAGCAGATGTTAATACTAGTAATGTGTCTCCAGAAGTAGGTCAATCATTAGTATGGAGTGGAACAAATTGGAAACCTGATTGGTCGCAAACAATTCTTAAAGAGTTTAGTTTGAATCAGTCTCAATTTTCTGTTTCAACTGGTTCTACATTAGGTTTTGATGGTACTACATTTGAAGGATTAGTTGATAATTCTTTAGTATCACCTAACTTTACTAGATTTACTGTAACTTCTTATCCTCAATCTTTTACATGGACACCTGATTCGTCTGAAGCGAATCATCCTCTTATAAGAGTAGTAATGTGGACTAGAAAATCGGGTACTTCTAATGACTATCTAATGTTTCCTACAAAATTTAATATATATGGTATTCCTATAGGAGGAGGATCTGATATTTTAATAAAAGAAATAACATCAGATAATGTTACTGTTGCATCTCAATCTATAGTTTTTAGTGAATCAGCTGTTGATGAGTACATAAATGAATCCAGAAATATTTATCAAAAATATAGAATAGAAATATTTGAAAACAAGTCTACTCATGTTAATTATTCATTAAGACCTCTTATAGGGGAAATTAAATTTTATTTTACACAAGTTGGTGAAAAAGGTGAACAAGGAGATCAAGGTATTGAAGGAGATGTCGGTCCTCCTGGTCCAGAAGGTCCTCAAGGAGAACAAGGAACACAAGGACCTATAGGTCCAGAAGGACCTCCTGGTCCTATAGGTAATACAGGTGATAAAGGACAAAAAGGGGATGATTTAGGAATAACAAATTGGTCTCAAGATAGTGATGGAGGTTTTGTTCCAAATACTGATGCAACATATGATCTTGGTTCTTCTACTAATAGAGTTAGACACTTGTTTTTATCAGATGCTTCGTTATATATGATAGATGATACAGGAAGTAAAAGAAAAAATTTATCTCTAAACGAAGATGGTGATATAGAGATTTCTGATTTCAGTATATCAGGTGTAAATAATATAACAAAAACAAATAAGAGAAGAATAGTAGCAAGAGAATTAAATTCAGGAAGAATTAATAAAAATGCTATTCCTCAAGAGATAGATACTCTAACTGTAGGTAGTTTACACACTCATGGATTGGATAACTCTATATTTACACTAAACTCTTTGAGTTATGGTATAAGAAAAAATCTTTTAGCAACAGATGATTGGGTTTTACAAGACGGACCTTTTAACAGCAATTCTCTTGGTAGATTTACGGGTACAAATGGTGAAATTTATGGAAATATGGATGTAGGATTTGAAGAATCTTCTATGTTAGTAAATGATGTAGGACCTTTTGGTCATACAGAAAGAGTATTTTTATCAAAAATTATAGATTCTTCTCAAAATGGAGGTTGGAAAACAGAATATATGAATATTGATAAAAGATTTGGTTATATAAATTGTGTTTATATGAAACCAATAGATACTTCAAGTAGCGACCCTACTAGATTTTATCATGGCTTCTATAACAGTAATATTCAAACATTAAGAGCTGTACCTGCATCGGATGGAACATTAAACCTAAACGTAGATTCAAATACTTCTAATGCGTATATTATAGGAGGATTATCTATGGGACCTACTACGACTTCCACCTATCCTACAGGTATATGGTATCTGTCTGTAGGAGTAATGCTACCTTATAAATCAGGAGGATATACCGAATCAGATGATGAATATATAAATGCTAAAAACATAAATGGTGTATATCGATTAGATACTTTTGAAAAAGTATATAATTCAAATTATGTATTTATGCATTCCGAAACTGCAACTCTTCAATACCAAAGAACTTTCACATACTACGGAGATAATACATCGCCATATGAAGAGATGTATTTTGCAAGACCTGGATTTTATAAAATAGATGGTACAGAACCTAAATTATTTGAACTATTAGGTAAAACAGGTGATAAGGGAGATACAGGAGAAAAAGGTGATCAAGGTATTCAAGGTTTTCAAGGTGATGTGGGACCTTCTGGTAATCCTGGTCCTGTAGGTGATAAGGGAGATACAGGAGAAAAAGGCGATTTGGGTCCTAATGGTGTTCCAGGAATTGATGGACAAAAAGGAGAAAAAGGACAATCAGGAGATGCAGGATTAAAAGGAGATGTAACAATCGGTGAAACTTCTAGTAATATATTAACTGTTAATAGTAACTCAAATTTTATAAATAATGTTAGTATACAAGATAAAATAGAGTTTGCTGGAGATAGAACTTTTTCTATGGGTACTAAAGGAACTCTTGCAGGTACTTATCTTAATTTAGAATCAAATACAGATGGAAAAAATTTGGTAATGAGTACTCAAGGAGAAAATAAATTTTATTTTAAATTAGGTAAAAGTAATCCAGGAATCGAAATTCATAATAAATATTCTGAACCTGTTAATGATCCTTTTGGATCTGCAGACTCTAGAAATAATAACTTTTTAAGATTATATAATCCTCCAACTAACGACGAACAAGGAAATGTTATATCTACAGGTAGTAGAATAGATTTTTACTCTGGTGAAAGTACAGAAACAGGGTTTGGGAGTGATATAACCAGTACTTTTCCTTATCTTAACATAGATTTAACAAACTTTCATAGCAATAATACTATAAATGGAATAGCTTTAAAATCTATGAACGATACAGAAGTAAATGTAGGTATCGGTACAAAAACACCAACACAAAAATTAGACGTAGCTGGTAATATAAATATAACAGGAGATTACTATAAAAACGGTGTATTATTTTCTGGAAGTGGTGGTTCTAATATAACAGCTGAAACTTCAGAACAATTCGGATCAGAAGATTACTTAACAGCATTAACAATAGATAGTACAAAATACAAATTACCTACAAATTCATCTCTTCCTTCTCTTTCAGAATCTCATAAAAATAAACTCATTGTTGTAAACTCAGATGGTACAGGATTAACTTATAGTGATACTACTTTAAGAGAATCTCAAGAAGTGTATAAACCAGTAGTAAGTTTAAATGCTAGTTATAATTTCACAACATCTACAACATCTCCATATACTACAACTTTAGACTTGACTCAAATAGGTGTTGAACCTGGTTCTTTCGTGTCTGGATGTATTTACTTTAATACCAATGATAGCGATGATAGCGATCATTATGCTGTATTTTTAGGAGTTGAACATTTTACAGATTCTGTTTGGCCTAACCATGCACATGCTCCAGCAACTCCTGATGATGTAATAGTATTAAACACTCCTGGAGATAATCAAGATTTTCAAGTAGGTGATTATGGTTTATGGGATCAGTTTATGACAAAAACAAATCCAGACGATGGTCTTTTATATATTTCATCAGCAGGTTTTGGTCCTTCTTCAGCAGAATTTACTTTAAAGTTTTTAGCAAAATACAATAACTTACAACCAAATAATACTATAACTTCTTTTAAGGAAGAACAAGCTCTAGCAGGTGCAGGTGGTACTTCAGCTTTCACTGCTTATGGTTTATATGGTAATAATGCAACAGATGTTATAACAGGAACTGGTTCTAGTACTGGTCAATATTACAATAGTGTAACAACACAAATACAAATTTCAAATAATGATATTACAACAGATGTTGCTATTAGATTAGCAAGTCCTACAACACCTGTTGGTCTATCTTATGAATTTACAACACCACAAATTGTAACAAAATATAGAATATGGATGCATGGATATCTTCAAACTCATTTAGGTAAAACACCTAAAAATTGGGAATTTAGAGCATCTATAGATAAATCAACATATAATTATAATGATTCATCAACATATACTATACTAGATTCTAGAAATAATGTAACTAGTTATCCTTATATAAGTGGAAATAATGGTGTAACTGCTTCGGCTAATTTAAATTTAGCCAATGAATATAATTTATCTACGATAGGTTCTTATAAATATTATATTTTACACATAACATCTACTAACGGTGATACAAGTAATCTTGTATCAATTTCTGAATTAGCATTATACGGTGGAGGATTTACAATACCATCTCAGATTGGAAATTCTGGCAAATTATTAACAACAGACGGAGTATCTATAGGATGGGCTGATAGAACAGCTTTATCAACACTGGCTCTTCCATCCCCTACTCAAGAGAATAAAGGTAAAACTCTTGTTTCTACAGGAGATGGTCTTGAATTTTCTAGTCTTACCGGTATAGTTTCTAATGGTTTCAAAGCTTTTAAAAGCGGTATTTCAACGTCTTCTTTCAATTCTAATGAAGTTATCTTATTTGATAACGTTGATAATATTACAGGATCAAATACTTACGATAGTTCAACTGGTGTATATAAAATAAATACATCCGGATACTATAATGTATTTTCTCATTTTGAAAAAGTAAAAGTCGGTATAAGTGCAGAAAAGAACGTAACTAATTCATACGGTACAGGATGGCATGATGTTCAAAACTGGAGATTAACAGGATTTAATTTTGATTTACAAAATAATTTTGATATTACAACCGGTATATTTACAGCACCTATTTCTGGATATTACATTGGAACAGCAAATATAAGACATGATCTTTCTAGTGGAGCGTATTTTAGAACAATAATTTCAGTAAATAATTCAACAGATGAGGATTCAGGAACAGGTCATTCTATATCGGGAAATCCAGCTAGTAACTATGATAGTATGAATGTAGCACAAACATTTTATCTATCAAAAGGATCTAATGTACGAATAAAAGTTTATTCTAACTCAGATACAAGTTGGTCAGTGCAAAATGAATCTACTTGGTCCTTATATCTTGTTGAATCAAAACAAGAGTATTCATTACAAAAATCTATAAATAATGGAGGTACTTATACTGATATTACAACAACTTCTGAATCCATAAATCAAAACCTATATTTAAATACAGGAGATCTTATAAGATTAAAAACAAAAGATTCGGATTTATTATATCATCAAGGTTCTTCTAAGAATTACTTTGGAGCTGTTCTCTTAAATTCGGGATCTTCTACTAATCCTATTCCCATTTATGGATTTTTTGTAGACTTAACTAGTGATTTAACTATAACTACATCTAATCAAAGTATAACAAATTGGAATGTAAACGGTTCAAATCATTTCGTATTACCTGCTAGTAATTTTGATCTTTCTAACGGTATATATACAATTCCTATATCCGGTTATTATCAAATTAATGCAATCATAAGATCATTATCACTAACTGCTACTAGAATATACATATCAGTGAATAATAATACTACTTCTTTAGGAGAAAATATAACTCTTTCAAATTATCAAGATACAGATGATAAACAAAGTTGGACAATGAACGGTGTATTAAAATTAAATGAGAACGATACAATTCAAATAAAAGTAGCAGCTACAGGTCTACAAATAGGAAATCATGATACACATTGGTCTTGTTTCTTATTATCTACAGATAGTTTGACAAATACTCGTCAACTAACTGTTTCTCAAGTTGCTCCTTATCATCAATTAAATCATGCTCAATTTGCTGAATGCGTATACTCTAAAGTAGATGTTGATGTATCTTACGTTGATAATATTAAGCCAGATACATCTACAAGCTCAGGAACGCAGATTTTATCTTCAAGTTTACAATCTACAGAAAATTACTATCTCTCAAATATAGCAAATAGTATTAGATATAGTTTTGGAGGTACATTATATTATACTGTACCAAATTCTCCCCATACCACATGGGCTAATGGAACAGATTATATAGAACTAGAATTATTTAATGGTAATATAGGTGTTGATTATATCTATTTTACAGGTACCTTTACAATAGACTTATCAAAAATATTAAAAGAATATGTTGGATTATGGAACGTAAAAGTATATTATGATAATGAGGTTAGATTAGTAGTAAATAATGATCAATTTTATTTTGGTGGTACAGGTACATGTTTTAAAAATATTCTCATTAATAATAGATATATAAATGGTACTTTTAATCATAGAGAATCAGGTGGTTCAGAACGTTTAAGGATAACTTTTTATAGAGCTTCTTATCTTCCTAATCAACATATAGCAGAACCTCACACTCCTTCTATAAGTATACCTGAACCTACAGCAATTACTTCTGGAAAAGTTTTGACTAGTAATGGACAAGGTTATACCCTTGAAAATCCTCAAGGAAGAAATTCAAGTTATATATTTTTACATTCATTATCAGGTAACAAATCTCTAGAAGATGGAGAAGAAAATTTAATAGATAATTGGAATGAAAATAATATTGTAGTAACAGATGATAACTTTAGTTACTCATCTGGAACAATAACAATAAAAAAGATTGGTAAATATAAGATATCTTCTACTTTAACTTTTGGAGTAGCTGGTAATAATCCTGAGAGATGGTGTAGAATTAGAGTTTATATAAATGATGTCTGGAATTATGTTACACATCCTGAATCATTACAAACCCTTGCATATGCAGAAGGATCATCTAATCAATATGGTAATTTAAATATATTTGTAATTATAGAAACTACTCAAATGAATACTACAGTAAAATTAAGAGCAAGATCGGAACAAGACTCCGATGCTATAATTCAATATCCAGGTGCTATTTGGATGATTGAGGATATGACACCTTCTGCTTTACCAAATATAAATGTTCCTTTACCTATCGCTGCAAACGCTAATCAAGTTTTAACTGTAAATTCTCAGGGTACTGGTTTGTATTATAATAATCCTACAAAAATCAGAAAATATTATTTACATGTTCATAGTGCTGCATATGTAACTGGAAGTGCATATTATGGCTATACAAATATTTTGAATCATGATAGTTGGAGTAATCAAGGTAGATTTGTTCAATTTAGAAATTTTACAAATACTACATCAGACTATAGAGGAGAATGGAATCTTACTCCAGAAACTTTAGATGGAAATCTTGTAAATAATTTCAATTTAACAACAGGTGTTTGGAGACCTCCTGTTTCTGGATACTACAGTGTTACTACTAGATGGCGTAACGATAGAACTGGTTATCTAAGCAGTAGTCATAATTCAAGAGGTCTTATTTTTAGAAGAGAACAAAGTAAAACAGGCATGTCAGATAGTTCTAATGGAGCTCTTTATCAATATATATCTCAATCAGGAAGAGAACCAGAACAATGGAGAGATGCAACTACAACAATTTATCACGATGCAACGGTAGATGATCCTTTTGAATACTGGTTTGTTACTAGTTATGGAGGCACCACACCTCCATATATGTCATTGACGGTAGAAATATTTCTTGAGACAGCAGATCAGTAAATTTAAAATTTAAATATTCTAAAATATTATATAAATGGAAATTGAAAAAAGTTCTGTAATAAATTCTGATATTATTAAAACAATAGCAGATCTTATAGGTGATGATACATCTTATTTATACTCTTTTACCTCATCATTTGAAACTAATATACAAAATATCGAATGCGATGTTCCCGAAGATGTAATAACTAATGCTAAAAATATTATTGCTTTAAAAATTTTAAGAGAACAAAGAAATATTAAATTAAGGGAAAGCGATATATACACCCTATCTGACTTTCCTCATAATTCAGAAGAAATAAAACAAAAATGGATACAGTATAGAAAAAATTTAAGAGATTTACCATCTACTTATTCATCAGTTACAATAGATACTTCTACAGGTGAGTTACTAGATGTTATTTGGCCCGATCCTCCTCAGTAAATTTTATAATTATAAAATTATAAAATTATTCATTATCGCTATCTTCTTGTTCACTGTCTTCATCACTGTCTCCATTCAAATTTTCTTTTTCAATTTGTTCTATAGATTTAATAAATATACATATCTTTCCTAAACTTCCTATAGAGGATTTAAATAAGAGAGGAAGTCCTGTTTTAGGGAATATTTGCATAGTATTACTCAATCCAGCTATTTTAGAGATTCTATTAAGAATATCTATCTTAAACGTCTGTTCAAACTCTTCATTACACTCTTCATCGCTTTCTTCTCCTTCATCTGGATCAACTTCTCCAAATGTAACATTTTTAGAATAGGTGTTAGTAGGATCAGACAAAAATTTAATAGCAAATCCTTTTGAATTAATTGTAATAATATTTCCTATACTATTTAATTCTTTTGTCATCTTTTGATACTCTGAAGATGGAACAATTACAGGTTTATTATATCCAGAGGGTGATTCTGCGTCGATATACTGCATATTTTGAATTTTTACAGTTGATGTAGTAACTCTGCTATTGTTTTCTTTAGGAAATACTTGAATACATAAATCTGTAGGGCTATCTTCATCTATATATAAAGTCAATGAATCCTTTTTCTTAATAGTTTTTAACATTCTATGAAGATGAATTAAATTAATACCTATATAAATCTTGTCTTCCTTAAATTTATAAATTTGGAAATTTTCACTTAACAACTCTAATTGTATAAGTATCTGATGTCCCGTATCTGCCATACACAATCTTATTCCATCTTTTGATAATTCAAAACAAGCCTTTCTCAAATTATTTTGGAGTAGCTCGCATAAAATTTTAATGACATAAGCGTCTTGTGTTTTACATCTAAAAAGTGGTGCCATTTTTATTTTTATTTTTACAACTTTAAGTCTTCTAAATTTAAAGATTAACTTTTCTATTATAAAAATGTCATTATCACAAGAAGACGCTAAAAGATTTTTCGACTTTGTAGAAAAACAATCTGAACAAGACGGTAAAATTTCTGTTGAAGATATCAGAAAAGCTGTTCACGTAGATTTAAATAACGACGGTGTAATAAATACAACACCTCACGTAGACGAATCCGGTAATACTTTATCTTATAGCGAAGCCGATATTGTAAATAATACAATATCAGAATGGATCTCTAATTACGAAACAGAGCTAGGAGACTCATACATTACTTGGGAAGAGTTTTGGGCAAAGATATCTTCATAATTTTAGTTTATTTTTAAATTGTCAAATAACATATCTATATTATCTACATCATACACGACAGTATCAATAAATTTCATAGAAAATTCACTCTGATCTATATCACAATGAACTATATTCCATCCCTTAGAACTATATAACTCTAAAAGGTTATCTATTTCTCCAACATTATACCTAAAAGATTTATTATCTTCTCCATCACTTATTATATACATATAATTCGTAAAATTATCAAATATTTCTCCATATTCATTAAAAAATTTACCTAGAGAATCATATAATGCTGTACATCCGTATTGTCTTATAGATGACTCATTAAAAAGACCGAATACACTTGTATCCTGTAAAAAAGAAATATTTATTAATTCATCATGAAATATAAAAAACGTAAAGTATGATTGAGTATTATCTCTATTAATCTTATATATAAAGGAATTTATACCTTTTGCAACTTTATACATATTTTTTCTCATACTATACGAAGCATCTAAAAATATAATATAATTTTTAGGAAACATAATTTACTCTTTTTTATAATTATTTCTTCTTTTAATAAATAGAGTTATTCAAGAATGTCAAAAATAAATATAGATTCTATAAATACAGAGGAGTTTAAGTTATATCCTATAGATAATTTAAACTCTATAAAAAACAGACTCGCTCAATTACATAATACTATTCCAAAACTAGTTATTATATGTTTATCCGATGATTTAACTAATTTTTTAAAATCTTCTGATGAAATTTATTCTAATTTTAACATAGAGTATATAGATATATTCAACTCTATCATAAAAAATGAAAATTTTTATGAAGATTTTAATTCTTTACTTGAGTCTTTATATTTAGTAAATAATGAAAAAAATATAGACCCCGATTCTCTACTCTCTTACTATGATTCTGAAACTAGTTTTATAAATTATTTGTATAATCTTTGGCTCGCTTTTGACGAAAAATTGATCAAATTAAATGAAGAGTTAAAATCAAAAGATGATTTTGAAACAGCTATAAGTGAAATTCAAATTCCTAAAAATAAAAAAATAACAGATATAGAGATTTTTATAACCAATTTAGTGGAAATATAAGAAGAGATTTTGAAAAAAATGTAGAAAAAAATAATAATTACATAAAATCTCAAATAAAAAGTTTTGAAGACTTTAAAAAAATATCTAAATCTAAAAATTTACCAAAAATTTCACATTTTGAATTAAAAAATTCTCATTACACTTATATTTTAGATAATATCAAAAATATTTCTCTAATAGATATTTTTAATCAAATAAAATTAAATAAAAATGTAGTTTTAGCTTCTTACAAAAATTTATATAAAGTTCATAAAAATTGTAAAATACCTTCTACTGACTGGTCCTTTTCTTCTGATATAGCTATAATATTAAAAGTTTATCAAAGAGAAACTCCTTATCAAACTATAGAAAAAAACCAGTTTAATGATGCATATATTCTTGTAGATGCAGAAAATATAAAACTTGTAACAAATATAACTAAAACTTCTAAACTAAATATTACAGATAACAAAAAATATTTACAACGTGTTTTATCGGTTCTTGACAACTATAAAACTTTTAACGAAGATTCTAAACAAAGTAGTTTTAATGGTGTTTTTTACATATCAAAACAATCTTTTAACAAAAAAATATTTGCTGATATGATTCTGAATAATAATATATTCAAATCTTTCTTAATAATAGACGAAAGTACAAAAATATCAAAAAAACGTACAGAACTAATAGTAAAGTTTATAGACAAATCAGGTAAAACTTTAACAGCTAACATAAACTCAAAATTAAGAGAAAAAAATACAATGTTTTCTCATGATATAGGTCTGTTTCCTATAGGCGAAGAATATGTTTCTATAAATATTTTAAAAACCAATGATAATGAAATGGTAAAATACTTTATGGACGTAATACCAAAATTATTCAAAATTTATAATAACGACTATACAAATGTTTCTCAATTTTATATAAAATATATTCCAGAATTTTTACAAGAAACTGAAAGTAATTTTGAAAAAATAGAAAATAAAAAATATTTAAAGTTTCAAGATATAGCTCCTCCTATAGTATTTCATTCAGGTAAAAATAGTATTTCAACCTACTGCAATAACCATCCACGAATAATATCACAAGACGAAGCAAAAAAATTAAACTTATCTGAAGAAGATGGTGAACTTATGAGTTTTCCAAAATACAAAGAATTTGATATGGAACCTATACTTCTCAGTTGCGATCATAATAAAAGACAACATAAATTTCCAGGTTTAAAACCAAATCCTAATCCAAGTAAAGATACACTTGCATATGTTCCTTGTTGTTTTCAAAAAAATCAAAAAACTAAAACTAATAGTAACTTTAACAAATACGAGAATAAAATTTTTGAAATACAAGAAAAAACAGGTGAAAACTTTATTACAACAAGAAAATATTTAGCTTTAAATCAATTAGGTTCTTTACCGGATTCTATAAGAACTATTTTATCTTCAAAAGATAATATTCTAGAAAATATAAAAGATAAACAAAAACTAGATAGTAAGATGGTATCCGTTTATAATAGATTAGGTGTTGTTAGAAGTGAAAGTAGTTTTTTAGAATGTATTCTAGAAAGTTTAGAAATAGATAATTTCAATAAGATAACAGATAGTAATACTAGATTGGATATTTTAAAGGATTATAGAAAAAATTTACTTAATCCAAAAAAATTCAATAACATAAATCCAAATATATTAAAACAAGAACTATATAGTTTAAAAAATGACCAAATAATAGATTATATACAAAATGATAAAAATTATTTAGATCCAAAGTTATTTCATAAATTATTAGAAACATTATTTGATTGTAATATTTTCATATTCTCTTCTTCTTCTTATAATACAGAACCTTCTCTAGTACTCCCAAACTTCTCAAAAGTTTATCTAAATTTTAAAAATAGAAGATTATCAAAAAGACCTTATATCTTTATTTATGAACATATGGGTTCTAGATCTGATAATTTACAGTATCCACAGTGCGAATTAATAGTAAAATACATGCCACAGAAATTAACTCTCGTATCCTTTTTACCTTCTTCTCAAGAATCTAAAAATATTTTATCCGTTTTTAATAAATTATCTTATTTTGAATCTCCTCAAAATAAATTATTAAAACACTCTTTTTCATTAAATTTAACAAACGATATTTTAGGAAATATTGATTTTATATCACAAAAAATAGATTCACACGGTAAATGTAGAATTATAAATATACATTTTTTACATGAAGATCAATTAATATCTTTAATAACATCTCCTATACCTCCATTATCTATAGATAATGATACTTCTTTAACAATAAACTGCTGTGATATTAATACAGCCGAAAAATTAATAGAAAAATTAGGTATGAAAGTCATATCTCAAAATTTAAATACTGATGGTATAATGAGATATGTTGAAGAGATACTCTGTTACTTTCAAAATATATTAGTATCTATACCTATCAAGAAAACTCTATACGATAGAGATTCTGTTCCAGTATTAAAAAACGTTCCTATAAAAATAAATTCTCCTTCGTCTATATTTTCGTATATAACAAAATTAGATTCTAAAAACTCTTCTATGCTTGAAAATTTTACAAGAAATAAAAAAAATGCAAGATATATAACTGAATATCTAATATGGTTGTTTTCTAATTATGTTAACGAAAAAATAATTCCAGAATCAAGAGATCAATTTTCAAAATACGATATAAATAATACCCTAATTAAAAACTTTATAACAGACAAAATTTCTATAATAGAAGATTTCAATTATGGAAATATAGAAAAGAATTTTATAAAAAATAATAAAAGCTTGATGAAAAATGGAAAACTCATACTAAAATCTGAAGAAACTTTAAAACGTCTTATTTATGTATTACGCCTAGAAATAACTAGAAATATAGACAAAATTTTTAATTATCATTCTTTTTCTAATCTTGAAAATTACTACTCAGATGTTTCTGACTTAGACAAACACAACAATATTCAAACATTACTATTCACAGAAAAAGCAATACTAAAATTAATACTTCATCAAAACTCTAAAAATTATTCAAATAATACTTACTACTCATCAAAAATAATTCCAGATGCTTTAATAGAACCATATTACTTTAAGAACGATTTAGTATCTAAAACACAAGTCTTTTTAGCTCAACATACTACTTCTCTTCAACATGCCATAACCATTTCTGAAAACTGGTTAAATAATAATAAAAACATAGGTCCTGATATATCATCTCATAAATACAACAATAAAGTTTATTCCAGTTCAGGTATACTTTATTCTTACGTAAATAAAGATAATATGACAAAATATCTTATTCCTTCAGAAAATAATACCAACATAACAAAAATAAAGATAGTAGGTTATAAATTAAAAATAGGAAATCAAACATTAAATAGATTTGTAGCTCTTTTACCTTTCAATTAACTTTGTATTTTAAATTTTTAATAATACTTTAAAGTTTTACTTGTATTTATAAAATTTAAAATAGAATTTAAAAATGTATAAATGTAGAGTTTTAGCTTTCTCAGGAAATAAATTTTCAGGTAAATCAACTTGCTCGTATATAGTAAAAGATTATTATAACTCTAGAGAAAATTATAAAGATTGGCACGTTGAAATAATAAGTTTCGCAGACCCTTTGAAACGTCTAATATCGGATATATTTAATTTAAACGAAGAATGTTATATACCTTCTTTAAAAGAACAAACAATACCGTATTGGAATGTATCTCCTAGAGATCTAATGCAAAAGATAGGTACAGATCTTTTTAGAGATAAAATACATGAAGTACTTCCATCTTTAAATACTCGCGGTAACAATATATGGGCAGCAAGTCTTTATAAGAAAATTATAGATTTGAAAAATTTTTATAATAATAAACATAAAAATTTATTAGTAATTATAGACGATTGTAGATTCAATGACGAGTATAATATTATAAAAAAATTAAACGGTATAGTAGTAAAAATTATAAAAGATATTCCAAAATCGTCAAAAACATCACAAATACTTCATCAAAGTGAATCTGGTTGTAAATTTGATTACTACCTAAAAAACAATAAAAATATTTACTCTTTAAAAAAAAATTTACACGATTTAATAAATCATTTAGAAAAACCTCATATGTAATAAAATGTATCCACAGGCTTTTATCGCTTTCATATTATGTATAGCATTTTATTACAAAAAAATCAATAAGATAAATTATACTTTGCTTCCTTTACATGATAATAGTAGTGTTAATAATCAAAATTCAAATAATAATGAAAATAATTCAAACAAAAAAATTATTTATGGTCTTATTTTGAATTTTACACAAAATTTAAAAAATAAATTTTATAAAAAAGATAACGAAAATGAAAATAAATATTTTTTAATGGAAGAAAATCAAAATTCTTTGGAAAACGATATTCCTTTTTTAAAAAATTACAAAAATAATTCTTTAGATGAGGAATTATTAAAAAATAATAACAATTTCAACGAAAATTTTGGTATAAATAAATTTGGATTCTTTACTTCAAAGAATCCTCATACTAAAATTTATAACATGACTCAAAAATAAAATGAATTTTATTATAATATTAATATTAACCTATAATAAAATCCATGTCTAATCCGTATTGTTATAAAAATATTATTGTAGTTCCAAGAATAACTGATAAAAATATTAAAAAATTTTTGAAATCAAAAAATTTATGGTTTCCTAAAAGTCAAATAAAATCAAATAATGGCGACAAAATTATCCTTTTTACCGGTTCAGATTTGTTTCCAAATAATAATGATTCTTTTGTAACAATAAATAAAGATTTTGAATCTTTACTTGAAAAATCTATACTTGAAAATATAGGTACCATAAAACTTCATATTTTAGAAAATACCAGTATTTATATTTCTGAAATGAGTTTTAATATTGGTTGTCCTATTCAGATTTTAACTAATTTATCGGTATTTAGAGAATATTTATTGAAAACTATTCTTATAGTAGATCAAACATGTTCAAATTGTTATAATGTTTATTGGGAAAAATCATTAGGAGAATATTATGCAAATATTTTAAAATCATCTAACCTATATTCAAATGATACTACTCATTCTTATATAATTGACAATAGTAATTTTTCAATAGCAGAGAAATTTGTAAAAATATTTACAAATCCAAAATTTGCCACCGAATCTACTACTACTTTTGGAGTATCAACTAATACTTTTACACCTACTACTAATACACTTACTACTACTCCTACTACTACTACTAGTCCTACTCCTACTACTTTTGGAGTATCAACTAATACTTTTACACCTACTACTACTCCTACTTTTGGAGTATCAACTAATACTTTTACACCTACTACTAATACACTTACTCCTACTCCTACTACTACTACTCCTACTACTACTACTACTCCTACTCCTACTACTTTTGGAGTATCAACTAATACTTTTACACCTACTACTACTCCTACTTTTGGTGTATCAACTAATACATCAAAAGAGGTAAATAATGTAAATTCAAGTCCTAAATTTAATCAAGGAACATTTGGAACTACATCAAATAATTTTGGACAAGGAACTACATTACCTAAGTTTGGAGAAGGAACTACATCAAATAATTTTGGACAAGGAACTACATCAAATAATTTTGGACAAGGAACTACATCAAATAATTTTGGACAAGGAACATTTGGAACTACATCGAATAAGTTTGGACAAGGAACATTTGGAACTACATCGAATAAGTTTGGACAAGGAACATTTGGAACTACATCGAATAATTTTGGACAAGGAACATTTGGAACTACATCGAATAATTTTGGACAAAAATAAAATAATTTTGGACAAAAATCTATTTTTTAAAATAATAATATATTTTATATTTAAAAATAAATATAAAATGTTAACATTAATTCAAAATATAAATTTAGTAGATGCCACCTTATTTTTATTGCCTATAGTTACAGGATTCGGTTCTACATTATTTTGTAAAATAAATCAAAATTCTGGAAGTATGGTAGTTTTTAGACCGCCTTCTTATGTTTTTGGATTGACTTGGACAGTTCTTTATTTAATGCTTGGGTATTCTTGGGTTTTATCTAACAGAGAAAATGTGTATAGTAGTATACCTTATGGAATACTTATAGGATTATTATCTTCATGGACTATAGTTTATGCATGTCAAAATCTTAAAAAAGTAGGTGTTTGGATAATAGCTTTATCTATATTAGCTAGTTTTTACTGTTATACAATAGCTCCTATTATGTCAAAATATCTTATACTTCCACTTATAGTTTGGCTTATTTTTGCCATGAATCTTAATATGTTTGATGTTCAATTATTACAATCTACAAATAGTTTGAATTTACCATTGTATTAAAAAACGGAAAAATAACTAAGGTGAAAAATAAAAAAAATAAAATGAAATTCTCTTGTTTTTAATTAAATTTTTAACAACAATTAATTCAAAACAATTATGAAACAAAGCCGTGTCAACCCTCAAAATATTAAAGATCGTATGTATGTGATCAAAAGATCTGGAGATAAAGAGAATCTTTACTTTGATCAGATTACTACAAGGATTGAAAAATTCTGTGAAGATTTGAATGTAGATCCATCATTAGTTTCTCAAAAGACTATTGAAAGTTTATATTCAGGAATTCATACAAGTGAAATTGATAAATTATCAGCAGAAACAGCTCTTTATATGAGTACAGAAAATCCCAACTATGAAAAATTGTCAAAAAGAATTGTTATTTCAAATCTTCATAAGAATAGTAATAAAGATTTTTCTAAGGTAACTGAAATACTTTATACAAAACTAAATGATGTAACAGAAGAGTATTATAATTTTGTGATGGAAAATAAGGAAGAGTTAGATAGTATCCCTAACTATGATAGAGATTATGAATTTACATATTTCGGATATAAAACTCTTGAAAAATCATATCTCACAAAAGATATTGATAAATCTATTATAGAACGACCACAACATCTATGGATGAGAGTTGCTACTTTTTTGAGAATGCCCGATATTCCTAAAATTAAAGAAGTATACGACTGTCTCTCTTTGAAATATTTTGTTCACGCTTCACCTACATTATTTAATTCAGGAAAAAACAGAGGGCAACTCGCTTCGTGTTTTGTCGAGGGAACAGAGGTCTTTACACTTAATGACGGAATTAAATCTATAGAAAAAGTAAAAGTTGGAGATGAAGTTGTTTCTCATACTGGAAATGTAAGAAAAGTAGTCCAACTCCATAAAAATAAACTTAATGATAGATGTGTCTATGATCTAAAAATCTGTAAAAGTAAAAATATTTTAGTTACAAATAATCATAAATTTTACTGTGTAACTAAAAATGATAAAGAACCAAAGTGGGTTTCAGTTGAAGATATGAACGAAGAACACTATATATCTATACCTTCTTTTGAAAGCAATCAAAAAGAGTACGAAATCCAATTAGATAAGTATTTATCAGAAAATAAGATAGAACAACACTTTGAAGTTATTGATAATAAAATTATTGGTAAATCAACACATACATCAACTCATCTCAACAACAATATGACTATTGATATTACAAATTCACATAAACCTATCAACAACAATATTATTATTGATGAAGATATGGCTTTGTTGTATGGTATCTTTTTAGGAGATGGTCATGTTATCACATCAAAAAATTCACATAATGAAATAAAAACCAAAGGTATTGGCTTTACAGTACATAATGAGAATGTAAAACTTATAGAATTCATAAAACAAGTTATGGAGAATAAGTTTAATGTATCTACTTGTTATCATACAAGTGATCGAGTTAATTATACTCAACTTTTGTACAATTCAGTTATAATTGGTAAATATTTTTTTCATATGTTTGGAAAAGGATTTGATGGTAAATATTTAACAAAAGAAATTTTTAGATGGAACAAAAATATGATTCATAAATTTTTAGCTGGATTGATAACAACAGACGGTTGTATTAGTAAAAAGAAAACTATAACTATTCAACTATCAAATAAAAACTTAATAAATCAACTTTATCACCTGTTTAGAACTCATAACATTGATGTATCAATAAATAAAGTAAAAAAATTACCTAAACTAGCAACTGTGGAACCATGGATGTTATCTATACCTAAGATACCTGACGTTTTAAAATCCGTTATGAAAACATATAAAGATGATAGAATTGAAGAATGTATTAACTCTTATTATAGTCATTATAAAGGACGTGGTAGTCCAATAATTGTAAATAAACAAAAATTTATAAAATTTGAAAGTAAAACTCTTACAGATTTAAAGCCGGAATTTGTGTATACCTTGGGAATTGAAGAAGATCATTCTTATAATGTTGAAGGATTAATTTGTGAAAACTGTTTTTTGGTAAGTATGGAAGATGATCTTCATAATATGCTTACATGTCTTAGAAATTGTGGTATGATTAGTAAATGGGCTGGCGGTATAGGTATTAATGTTTCTATGATTCGTTGTAATGGTAGTAGAATTGATGGAACTGGTGGTGATTCTAATGGTATAATTCCTTTCTTAAAACTTTGGAATGATCTTGCTAGATATGTTAATCAAGGAGGTAAAAGAAAAGGAGCTGTAGCTGTATATATAGAACCTCACCATCCAGATATTTTAGATTTCTTAAAAATGAGAAAAAATAATACAAAAGATGAAATGAGATGCCTTGATCTTCATATCGCATTATGGATCTCTGATCTATTTATGAAAAGATTAAAAGAAGATGGTGATTGGTGTCTATTTGATCCTAATAAAGTAAAAGATCTTCATAAAATGTATGGAAAAGAGTATGAAGAAACTTATATTAAGGCTGAAAAAGAGAAACTATGGAATCATAAAATGAAAGCTAAAGATTTGTGGAAAGAAATTCTATCTTCCCAGATGGAAACAGGTGAACCATATATTCTATTCAAAGACCATATCAATGAAAAAAGTAATCAGAAAAATCGTGGGGTGATTCGTGGTAGTAACTTGTGCGTTTCTAAAGATACTATGATCCTTTGTAAAGATGGATATCATAAAATTTCTGACAAGGTAAATACTGAAGTTGAAGTTTGGAATGGAAAAGAATTCAGTAAAACGGAAGTGAAAAAGACTGGTGTAGACCAACAGATGCTTACTGTTGAATTTACAAATGGAGTCAAAATTTGTTGTACTCCCTATCATAAGTTTTATATTGAAGAAAGTAAGAGACCAACAGAAACTTCTAATGTTAAAATGTATGAAGCAAAAGATTTAAAAATAGATATGAAACTTCCACGAAATGAACTTGGTGTATGTGATGAAAACGACAAAAAGATGAAATACGCTTACACTCATGGATTATTTTGTGCTGATGGTACATATGAAACTCATGATACTGAAGAAAAACGTTGTGGATTTAAAAAGTTTGGAGACACACAATTTTGTAAAAGACACCAAGACTCCATAATTAAACATGATGATGGCGATGAAACATGTTGTGCAAATTCTTATACAACAAAACCAAAAATAACACTTTATGGAGAAAAACAAAAGCTTCTTAAATATATGGATTACAGATATTCCAACGAAAGTGAAAAAACCATAACAGCATTTTTAGAATATGATTTGGAAAAGAAATTTTTAGTACCTATTAATTATTCAACAAACACTAAAATAAGATGGCTTGAAGGATTAGTAGATGGAGATGGTTGTCTTGTGAATAATAATGGATCATATGGAATTCAGATTGCTTCAATTCATAAAGAATTTCTTACAGATGTATTCTATATGCTTCAAACACTTGGAATAGAGTCAACTATCAATCTTATGAGAAAAGCAGGTAAAAGCCTTTTACCTGATGGAAAAGGTGGTAGAAAACACTATGTAACAAAAGATTGTTATAGAATGTGTATCAAAAATGATAATATAATTAGACTAAAGAAACATGGATTTTCGCCAAAACGTGTTATTATTCCAGACATTGAATACTCCAAATATAACATGTGGAGGTATACAAAAATCAAGTCTATTTCTGTAAATGACACAACGGAAGACACATACTGTTTCAATGAACCAAAAGAACATAAGGGTATCTTTAACGGTGTTTTATTGGGGAACTGTTCAGAAATAGTACAGTACTCTGATAGCGATAATTATGCTGTCTGCAATCTAGCTAGCATTGCATTACCATCCTTTGTTGAAACAACTGCAACAAAAAGAAAATGGAGAGTATATACAAAAGAAAACTGTAAATATTGCAGACTTACATATGAATTATTTACTGAAAATAATGATGAAGTTGAATATATTGAAGGATGTAAAACGTTTGATGATTTACAAGAATGTGATAGAAAAATTATGAATGATTCTAATCATAGAACATTTCCTTTTATTTTTATGGGAGATCAATCGCAAGTTGAGCTTTCCGGTCGCACAGCGATCCCTCTCGGAAATAATTTTGAATTTATTGGTGGATATACAGATCTTTTAGAAATTTATTGTAAAGAAAATTTTAAAACAGAATTTAATTTCAAAAAATTAGGTGAGATTACTGAACTTATCACAGAAAACATGAACGTTGTTATTGATAAAAACTATTACCCTGTAGAACAAACAAGATTATCAAATATGGAGATGAGACCTACCGGTATCGGTGTTCAAGGCCTTGCAGATGTTTTACAGATGATGAATATTCCATGGGATTCTCCTGAAGGTATTTTATTAAATAAACAAATTTATGCTGTAATTTACTACCATTCTCTTAAAAAATCAATGGAATTATCAAAAATAGACGGACCTTATCAATATTTCGTAGGATCTCCTGCTAGTAAAGGTATTCTTCAATATGATATGTGGAAGATTGATAATCCTGAAAACGTTAACGGTATATTAGATTGGGGTTGGTTAAAAAAGAATATTTCAGAACATGGACTTAGAAATAGTCTTCTAGTTACTCAAATGCCTACAGCATCATCTGCTCAAATATTAGGTAATAATGAAAGTTTTGAACCGTATACAAGTAATATGTATGCTAGAAGGGTATTATCTGGAGATTTCCCTGTAATTAATAAACATCTTTACAAGAAACTTAAAATGCTTAATTTATGGAATTCAGAAATGGTACAAAATCTAATTGAGAATAATGGAAGCGTTCAAAATATAGATAATATTCCAAAATCATTTAAATCTCTATTCAAAACTGTATGGGAAATTCCTACAAAACTAATGGTTAATTACGCAATTGATAGAGGCGCGTATATAGATCAAACTCAATCTTTTAATGTTTTCATGGACACTCCTACAATGGGTAAATTATCTAGTATGTTTATGTATAGTTGGGAAAACGGTATCAAAACAGGTATGTACTATTTGAGACGAAAACCTAAAGTAAACGCTATTAAATTTACTATTCTTAAACCTTCTGATAGAACTCAAAATACAGAATCAGAAGAAGAAAACGATGTCTGTTTGAGTTGCAGTGCTTAAGATCTGTTATAATAAATATTATATTCATCATATGTAAAACATATGATAAAAATAGGAGAAACACCTAAGGTGAAAATAAAAAAAATAAATTGATTTATATATTTTTATATTCTAAGAAAATATATAACTCATAAAATAATGACTGATTCTAAAAAAACTTACGAAAGTATATCCGCTGACGTAGCTTGCTACGAAAGTATACTCCATGATAAGGAGAGAGTTTCTCTTTATCCTATTAAAGAAACTGGTATAATGGAATTTTACGATAAACATAAATCAGCGTTTTGGACTGCTGAAGAAATTGATCTTTCAGATGATATGAAAGATTGGAAAAGTTTAACTGATGATGAAAAGCACTTTATTGAAATGACTTTAGGTTTTTTTGCTGCTTCTGATTTTATCGTAAATGAACATTTATTTACAAACTTTATAGAAAAAATTTCTCTAATGGAACTCCAAATGTACTACAGATTTCAAGCGATGATGGAAGACATCCATAGTAAAACTTATGCCGATATGATCAACGCTTATGTTAAAGACGAAGATAGAAAAAATGAACTATTTAACGCCGTTACGGAGATTCCTTGTGTTAAGAAAAAAGGTGATTGGGCTAAAAAACATATATACTCAAAAGATAATGAAAATAATGAAGTAAAACAATGGGTTACTCGTCTAGTAGTATTTTCAGCTGTAGAAGGTATATTCTTTTCAGGAAGTTTTTGTTCAATCTTTTGGTTGAAAAAGAGAGGTCTTATGCCGGGTCTTACATTTTCTAATGAGCTTATCTCTAGAGATGAAGGAATTCATAGAGATGTTGCTTGTTATATTTATAAAAATTTAATTCAAAATAAACTACCTGAACAGGATGTTATAAACATAATCAAAGAAGCTGTTGAGATGGAAAAAGAATTTGTTACAGATGCTCTTCCTGTAAAACTTATAGGTATGAACTCTGATCTTATGTGTCAATACATAGAGTACGTAGCAGACCATTTACTAGTAAATCTTATTGGAAAAACTCATTACAATACTGAAAATCCTTTTGATTGGATGGTACTAATTAGTCTAGATGGTAAAACAAACTTTTTTGAAAGACGTGTTGGTGAATATGCAAAAGCTGAAGTAGGTGACATAAATTTTGATGACGATTTTTAACAAAATAAATTGAATTTTAATATTTTTAGAAAAATATTAAAATAAACTATGAACCATAACTATTTACCAACTACTTTTTTTAATATTTCAAAAATTTATAAAGATTCAAATACAAATACTTTGTGGTATTTAACAGAAGAAAATAATTTGAATTGTTTTATATGTAAAAATTACGGAAAACTATCAAAAAATAATTATTTTAAATTTTATGGAAATAATCATCAAGATATTGATGTAAATAAAGAAAATTATGATTGTCCTAATTGTAATTTTTTAATATCTACAAATTATAATTTTAATATCATGCCAAATATTTATAATTTATATTTTTTAAAAGATTCGTTAAAAAATAATTATATTCCTAAAATATTTACTAACGATCATGATCAGCAACTTGATGAAGAGTATCATGAAAACGAATATTATTTTAGAAATTTAAGAAGAGATTCATTCTCTTAATTTTTATATTTATAATTATAAATGAGCAACATATTTGATATTAAAAATACTAATATAGCCGGTCAAGTTTCTCATAAAGCTGCTTTGGATCCTATATTTAACGCATCTTTAATAGATTCTGTAGAAATATCATCTAATAATATTATATCATCAGATTCTCAATTAATATTTAATCATCAAACTCAATTATGGGAATATAAACACGTAGGAAGTTCAACCGGAGATACAACTCAAAGTTCTAGTGAAAATACTACTCAAAGTTCTAATATATTTTCATCTCCCGAAACAGGTAATGATGAAGATTTATTTGCAAAAAATATATTTGCAAACGGGGATATAATTACAACTAAACAACAAAATAGACTACATCCAGATGATTATTATTCAATGCTTAATAAAATTGATAATATAGATGAATTAACAAATATTGTTATACACGATATTTGCTGTAGTGAAAATTTTGAAACTATAGCTATATTAGAATTTAATCAAACAGAACAATCTTTAGAAGAAGATCAGAATCCTATGATTACCAATTTTTGGAAGCGTTATGAATCAAATATGACAAATATTGGAAAATATGATAATCAATATATTCCATGCAAACTTCATATTTGTTATCTAAATAATAATAATAAATTATCTTTAAAAACAACTATAAACATAGAAGGTCAAATAGATAAAATATCTAAACAAGTAATACAATCAGAAACAAATAGTATTCGTAAGTGCACAGTTGCTACAAATAACGATGGTAATGTTTTGGCTTTAACTCTAAGAGATTTTAATCATTTTGAAACACTTGAAGTATTTAATGAAATTGGAAATGGTTCTAGTAGGATTAGACATGATGTTAATAATACTGCAATAAATCTCATATATATATACAGAAAAATAAATGGTAATTTTGATGTAGAAAATCCAGATATTATAGTATTGGACTTTAATAACGGTGAAACTATCTCTCCTGACAGATCAGGTTATTATATAGAGTTAAATGATACAGGAGACGTTTTAGCAGTTAATTGTACCAATTTTATAGCATTATATAAGTATAATACTATAACATATTCATGGGAATTAATGTATAATAATGATAATGAGTTTAAAATACCAATTTATAATGAAAGTGATATTACTTATAGTAGTACTTATGACTTATCAAGACTTTATTCATTAAATAGTAATAAAGAAGGGGTTGTAATTAAATTTGGAGGAGATGTTTTTTGTATAAAAAAATCAATAGTTAATATATTACCGGAAAATTCTGCTAATAATATTATTTTTATAAAATTAGAAAATAATATATGGACAGATATAACAGAAGAATTAGCATTAGAAAATATGTATGTTATAGATATATTTTCCAAAAAATCTGAGAATTTATTTGCTATAAATTATATTAATTATTATGATGAAGACATTCTTCTGAATCAACTTAGTTTTTTGGAAAATACCGAAGAAGATAAGATTATTAAATTAAAATTAATAAAAAAAATAGATGATAATCCATGGAGTAACAATGATCTTAATTTTCCAATGTCAGAATTTAGGGATACTTGGAATAATCCAACATTAAACCCTCCTGCAAAAATTAATAATTTTTTAGATGTTTCGTTTAAAAATGATTATTTAATTTTTAATACTTTATATTATCTTATTTTTTCAACTATAGAAACTCATATATATAAATTTGATAATGAATTAAATATTTATAAACCTGACCATAAATTTTTAGCATTTCAAGACGAATTTTCGGGGTTATCTTACAAGTATATGATTTATACTTTTAAATTTATTGATAACAATTATAATATTTTATATATTTTTCATGATATGGTATCATCTAGGAGTTTCTTGAAAAAACAAATCAATAGAATGTGGGGTTCAGAAGAATATACTATTTATAATGCTATTCAGAGTGCTTATGGTAATAGTGAAATATATTATTTTAAATACGATCAATCTAATTTGTTTACGGTTAATACAGGTTTAAAATTTAATTCTGATGATACGAATTCTTATATTTCTTCAAATTATGGATCTAGTTTTAAAAATATTATAACAGTTCCTATATTTGCAGATAACCCTACACATAATTTAACAGTAAATACTGGTATATCAATAGACGGTATATTAGACGCTCAAACAAATGTTAATATTGGAGGAGATTTGACTGTAACAGGTAATATTAATACTACACATAAATTTCTTCCAGTTAATTCTATCATTTTATGGGATAGTAGTAACGAAAATATTCCATCAAATTTTGTGAAGCTTAACGCCGATACTGCTATACAATTAGGTAATTCTAATTATTATATAATAAAATATGTAGGATAAACTTCTTCATAAGCGGGTTAGAGATTATAAAAACCATTATATTTGTTTTTTATAAATTGAAAAATAATTTATAAAAAACTTAACAACTATAAAATGGAAAATTTAGCAATGACATGCAAGATACTATACGATAGAGAGTTTTTACAGAATCAAAAACTTTTTAAAGGAGGATTTTCTCATAAAAAGGTATTGTATGATAATTATTTAGAGTATCAAACTTTGTGCGAAGAGTTTAATAAAAATTTACCTATAACTATAACAAATATAGGTTTAGATGATTGGAGTAAAATTTATAATTCTAGAAATAGTTTATGTGACATTAAGTTTGAAAAAATAGAAAAGTGTATAAACAAATTGACTAAAGATCAAATAAAAATAAAGGTAAACAAAATATGTAGTATTATTTATCATAATATTGATATTATTATTAGTATGTTTGGTACAGTTAATTTAGATGTTAGAAATAGTTATGATATAGAGTGTAGTGAATGTGGAAATATTGATGAATTAGATGTTGAAAGTATAGATAATCCTATTAAAACAAGAGAATATTTGAATGATTTATTTACAGGTTTAATTAAAAATCTAATATTTTCAAATCATACTGGCGTTGCAGGTTTAATAGAAGAGTTGATACAATTTAAATGTGTAAAATGCGAGATGTATAAAGATATGATATATGAAAAAGATATGTGTTATAAATGTTGTAAATCTCCATAAAACTTTTATAAATAACAAAAAAAAGATATAATAATCACTCTAAAAACAAAATAAAATGAAAATGTTATAAAAAGATATCTTAAGGAGAAAAAAAATATAATAAATTAGAAAAGTAATGAAAGAATGGAAACGTCTAGTTATTTTATAAAGAACAGAGCGTTATTCGGTTCATATCCTACACAAGAAAAAGTAGATGAACTGGAAAAACTAGGTGTTAGGTATTTTGTAGATTTGACTTGTGATAACGAGTCTAAAATTAAGAAATATAAAACTAACTATACCTATATAAGGTATCCTATTGAAGATCATAAGGTGCCTACGGATTGGATAAGTTTTAGTAAATTTTTAGTGAAGATATGTAAAATAATACGACAATTAAAGCATGATAATGTAAATAAAGAGTATGAATTATTTTTTATAAGTTGTAAAGGAGGTCATGGAAGAGCTGGAATAGTTGTAGCATGTTTACTTTGTATATTAGGAGGGTATTCAGTAGAAAAGTCCTTAGAGTTAACTAATAAGTATCATTCTCAAAGAGAAAAGATGAGAGAGTTATGGAGAGCTGTTGGTTCGCCGCAAACAAATGGACAAAAAAGATTTGTTTATAAGTTTTTTGAAAATCTTTATTTTTTCAGAGCTTATAAGAGTGGATTTACTATGGGATTTAGTAATTTTTGCGTGTATTCAGTTACTACTGAATTAGGAACTTTTCCTACATCCGAAGCAGCTTTTCAAGCATATAAGGATCCTGAAAACAAAGAGTATGTAAAAATGCAGATAGAAAGTAAAAGTCCTGTATATTCTAAACAACTTGGTATGAGATGTAATCTTAGAAAAGATTGGCATGATGTTAGAGATTTGATAATGTACAAAGTAGTTAAACTTAAATTTGAACAACATGAAGAATTAAGAAATAATCTTATGAATACTGGATTCAGAAATATAATAGAGAGAAATTTCTACAATAATAACAATAATTTTCAATCCACTAACAAGCTAGGTATTATTCTTATGAAATTAAGAAAAGAATTTATTCAAAAGGAGATTATACTTGATACTATATTAAAAAATGTAATAAACAAAGAAGAATAAATTTTTTATAAAAAAATATAAAAAATTTAATTTATGATTAGTATATATTTAATAAAATGTATTTTTTACATAGTATTAAACCTGGATTTTATAAACATATTTTTTTACAAAGAGGACTATTTCCTAAATATTGTAAGATTGAAAATGATAAGATTAATAAATTTAGTTTTTTTCCGTTGTTAACAAATAGATTATCTCATGCTAATAATATAATTTGGAGAGAAACACAAATGTTCGAGAATGGAGGACCTGTATTTGTTTTTAAACATTTTTTGGAACAAAAATATGATATGAAGTATGAGTTTATAGATAAGAATGGTAAAAAGTATAGTTGTGGATTTTCTACTATGCCTAAACTTATAGATATGTATTTTAATTCTAATGATAATGAAATAGGAATAAATTCAAGAAGATGGTATCAATGTAATAAAGTTACTACAAATGATTTTGTTTCATTGGACGATCTTGCATGTGTACTTATATATAGTAAAGATCATTATGATGATATATATAAAAACAGTTCTAATATGATTTATCATTACGACAGATATTGGAATATTCCTATTGTAAAGTTATCAACAAAATCAAATATTACTTTTCCTAAGTTATACAATATCATAAATAATGAAATTAAATACTATCATAGTGGTCTGTAAAAATTTTTGTATTAATTTTATTTTAAACCTATATTAGGTTTAAAATAATCAGAAAAAAATAAAATGATTTTTAATGAACTTAAGAAGATAAAAGTAATAAGCAAATAAATCAATTATATCAACAATGAACATCCAATTAACTCCGGCCTCTGGCTATGACGTAAACAATATTATGTGCTCTGAACCTAGAAATGGTGAGATTAACAGCGGCGATGATAAGGATAAGAAGAAAGAATCTTCTGTATCTTTTCAACGTATCAATATTAGTACAAAGTATCCTGATGGAACAGTAGGTGATCTTATTATTCCAACGAGTGAGCTTTTTTCATTCGGTGTAGGAGAAAATACAAGTAAAGAAACTGGAAGAGTTACAGGACATACAATGTCTCTTTGTATGTGGAATCGTGATAGGACTACTCAAGAATATATTCCTACTCAAGAACAACTTGACTGGACAACTACTTACAATAATGTAGTTGATAAGATTAAAAGTATTCTTATTGATTATCACAAGAAAGATATGTTGACAGCAGGATCTTTTACAAAGTATAGATACGCTAAAGACGCTGACGATGCTGAAGAAAATGGCGGTTACACTACCTCTGAATTTAAGGTACAACTTCGTAAACTTAATAATCTCTACTGGGGAAAGGGTAAGAAGAATGCAAAAATGATCGAAGAAGGTGTTTATGAAAATGGTCCTACACTTTATGCTAAGCTTATTGAATCTAAAAAGGATGGCGTTCCTAAGATTGTCACTCAATTTTATGATTACAACGATAATCCTCTTGATCCTCTTACTCAACTAATGGGGGTTTATAGCAATGTTTGTGCAGCCATTAAAATTGAATCTATTTTTATCGGTAATACTATTTCTCTTCAAACAAAACTTTACGAAGCTAACTGTAAAGTCATTGAAACAGGTGTGCAACGTCTCCTTCCTCGTCCAAAGGTTGACAATCGTCTTCTAATGGGTGGTAGTAGCAGTTTCGGTACTTCTCAACAAACTCCTGTTCCTGCTCCTTCTACAAATGACGATGATGACACTGGAAGTCTTAAGGATGAAGACGAAGAAGAGGAGGAAGAAGTTAAAGAAGAACCTAAGAAGATTAAAAAGAAGAAGAAGCGTGTTGTTAAGCAGATTGAATAAAGTTTTTTAGAAAATTAAAATATTTTTATACCTATATTAGGTATAAAAATAAAATGATATTTGTAAAATTGAAAAATATAATATAATAAAGATAATAATGTTGACTCAAGAAAAAATGTACGAAAGAATTATGAAAAATTCAAGTTATCTTAATGGAACGAATAAGGATGGAATAGTATTAAATAATAAACAAAAAATAGCTTATAGAAAAATGTTATCTGGTAAAAACGTTTTTTTAACAGGTGCAGGAGGATGTGGAAAAACTCAATTAATCAAAATGTTTTACAGTGAATATAAAAGTATGAAAAATATAGGATTAACATCCACTACAGGAACGTCTGCGTTAATAATAGGTGGTAATACACTTCATTCATTTACTGGCGTTGGATTAGGTAAAGGTTCTGTTGATTCTATGTTACAGCATATATTTAGTAGAAAGTATTTAATCAAAAGATGGAAAACATTAGAAACGTTGATAGTTGACGAGGTTAGTATGTTAACACCTAGACTTTTTGATAAACTAGAAGAAATAGCTAGAATAGTTAGAGAAAGCGATAGACCTTTTGGAGGAGTTCAGTTAGTATTTACAGGAGATTTTCTTCAATTACCTACGGTAGAAGGTGATCAATTTTGTTTTGAAAGTAAAAAATGGAAGGAGTGTTTTCCTAGTAAAGATAATATTGTTTATTTAGATGAAATAATTAGACAAGAAGATAGTAAATTTACAAGAATACTTAATAAAGTTAGAATGGGGACAATAGACACAGAAGTAAAAGATGTTTTACAAAAAAGAGTAGGAAAAGCTGAAAAGAATAAATACGGTATTATACCTACTAGATTATTTCCATTAAACTCTTCTGTTGATAAAATTAATGAAGAAGAATTAGATAAGTTAGAAGATGTTGAATTCAGAGAGTATAGGATGAAATTAAGCGTCGTTTTAGGGCTTGCTAATAAGAGACAAGTTATTGAAAAATTTCGTAAAAATAATGTAGCTCCAGAAGTTTTACAGATCGCTGTTGGTGCACAAGTTATGTTGACATATAACTTAGATTTAGAATGCGGTCTTGCTAATGGTAGTAGAGGTGTAGTAGTAGGGTTTACACAAGAAGAGTTTCCAGAAATTTTATTCTCTAATGGTGTTAGAAGGGTTATTGAATACAATACATGGGAGATAAAAGAAAATGATGAAGTTATACTTAATGCTAGACAAATACCATTAAGAGTAGCATATGCTCTTAGCATTCATAGAATTCAAGGAGCAACTTTAGATTCAGTGGCAGTTGATTTAAAAAATATTTTTGAGTATGGTCAAAGCTATGTAGCATTGTCTAGAGTAAGAACTCTTCAAGGATTAACGATTTTGTCAATTGACTGGAATAAGATACAAGCTCATCCTAAAGCAGTTGAATTCTACAGAAACTTATTATAAAAAGAAATTAAAGTTTTTCAGGCAAAAACAAGTTTAAATATTAACTTAAGAAGTTAATATTTATCATAAAATATTAACTTTAAAATGGCCAAGTCAACCGCAACAAAGAAAGATAAGACAAAGAAGTCTGTCAAGAAGGTAAAGAAGGAAGGTAAGGTAAAGAAGGAAACTAAGGTAAAGAAGGAAGAAGTTGAAGTAGCACCACCAGTTGAAACTCCTCGTTCAACTCGTCGTGTTGTTACACGTGAAACTGTAGCAGAAACTGGAACTCAACTTATTGATTTTATTAACGCCGAAGTTGAGCGTGTTCGCGCTGGAGAAAAGGGAGCAGGTGGAGTAAGATTCCTTAAGTCTGTAGTCAAGCAAGTTAAGGGATACAACGCTGATGTTGCACGTGTAACAAAGCAAAAGCAAAAGAATAAGCGTGTTCAAAATACCAACTCTGGATTCTTAAAGCCAGTAAAGATCAGTAGTGAAATGTGTGATTTTACTGGATGGGATGAAAGCGAACTCAAGTCTCGTGTTGAAGTTACAAAGTTTATCTGCGATTACATTAAGGAAAATGATCTCCAAAAGCCAGAAGATCGTCGTGTAATTCTTGCAGACAAGAAGCTCTCTAAGCTACTCAACTACGATAGCAAGAAGGATGGAGATCTTAGATACTTTGACGTACAACGTTATCTCAAGCCTCACTTTGTAAAGGAACAATAAAATGATTTTTAGATTTATATTCTTAATAAAAGAATATAAAACAAATGTCAAAACAAGATATTGAAAAACTAGAATCTTCTACAAGATCACAGTTTGAAAAGTTTATTAAAAATTGTTCATTAAATTATTTACAAACTTTAAAAAAATATTGGGATGATGTTTATTATAATACCGGTGATTCTAAATTAGACGATCAATTTTATGATATTTTAAAAGATTTTATAATAGAAAAAATTGGTGAAAGTAACATAAATGTAGGTTGTAAATTAAGAGATGATGAAAAAGAAGTCAAACTTGAATACTATCTAGGAAGTATGGACAAAGTAAAGTTATCGGATCAAGATGTTTTTAATAGATGGATTAAAAATAATAGCACTATAAACCCTTCTAATAAATATTTAGTTATGTCAAAACTTGACGGTATAAGTTGTCTACTTCATCACAAAAATGATAAAATTTCTCTATATACAAGGGCTGACGGAGTTACCGGAAAAGATGTCTCTTACATCAAAGACTTCATTAACTGTATCCCTAAAAATATTTCAACAGAATTATTTGTACGCGGTGAATTGGTAATGTCAAAAAATAACTTTTCAAAACTAAACTCTACACAATTTGTAAACGCCAGAAATACAGTAGCAGGTGCAGTAAAAGCAAAAACATTAAAGAAAACTCTTTATAGTGTTGATTTTGTTGCTTACGAACTCATAGATAAAGATATAGTACAAATAGAAATTTCAAACCAATTAGACTATTTAGATAAATTAGGTTTTAGAACAGTAAAAAGAGAATCGTTTGATACAAAACCCGACTTAAATTTACTCTGTAAAACTTTAGAAAAATTCAAAGATAAAGAACACTATGATATTGATGGATTAATTATTCAAAAAGACGATACATATATTAGAAATACTGACAAAAATCCAAAATACGCTATAGCTTTTAAGAACGATACAGAATTTGTAGAAACAGAGGTTTTAGATGTCGTATGGAGTGCATCAAGGCACGGTATATTAAAACCTGTTGTTCATATCAAACCTTGTGTTATATCTGGCGCTACTATATCAAAGGCAACAGGATACAACGCATGGTTTATCAAAGAAAATAATATAGGAGAAGGCGCTATAGTTAATATAACTAGATCTGGCGATGTTATCCCCAAAATTTTAGATGTAGTAAAACCATCGTCTAAACCTAAATTTCCTAATACAAATTGGCATTGGAATGAAACAAAAATAGATATTATT